GGCCGGTGGATTTGCACATTTTTCCCACAGACGCAGAAATAGTCGTAGACCGGGATGCTCCTGCCGTCCACGAACTGAAACTGCTGCATGGGGATCAGCAGGCGCTCATCGTCCATGCGCATCCAGGCATGACAATGATCGCGTTCGCCGAGTTCCCGGCGCAGCAGATTATTCAACTCTCCGATGGTTCGCATGGGCTACTGGTACATCTCCGGAGGCAGGTTCCAGTTTTGTTGCATTGGCGCTGGCCGCTGAAGCGACGGCTGATCCTGGGCGTACAGGCGATCGAAGAATGGATTGGCCGATCCAGGCCGTCCTTGCGGCGGAAATCTCGGATCGCCGCCAGCCCAAGCTGGCGGCGCTGGCTGTGGCGGCGGCATTCCACCGCCGCGTTGTGCCATCAGGCGTTGCCGGATCGGGTCGGTGGGCATTCCCTGCATTTGTCCGCCAGCGGCTCGCAGCCGGTCCATGCCGCTACGCTCGCCCATGATTCCGCCGGGCATTCCAGTCGGCGGCGGTGCCAAACTGGCACGGGAAAACGCTTCGTCCGCCCCGCGTCGATAATCCTCCGGCATTCGCATTCGCCGCTGCATATCCGGGCTTGGCGCGTTCGGGTTGTAACCACCGCCGCCGCGATCCATCATCGGCGGCAGCCCGCGCATCCCCCCTGATAAACGTTCCCGCAGCCCATACGCCGGAGCCTGCGGCGGTGGCTGCGGCTGCCCTCCGCCCATCGCGGCACGCGCTCCCATGCCGCCCATCCTGGCGAATGGATTCGAGCGGAACGACGCCGGATTGAGGCCGGGATGCTGTGCCGGGGCCGGTTCCGGCTGGAGCAAGCGCTGCTCGAATGGGTTGGGAGGCTTCACCATCTCGGTTCGCGGCTTCATGCCCGCGCTGTCGGACTGGAACGATCCATAGGCCATCTCGTTTCTCCTTGACGGCGGGGCCGGTTGAACTCCCGCGTCCCTCCGGCCCCGTCCGCTGTTTCAGACACCCGCTTAGGCCGGGATGTCCAGGTTGGTGATTGCCCCGCCCATGCCGGGGTTTTTGCAGAAAAAGTCCATGGCGGCGCGAACATAGAAGTTGTTCACGCTGGTCACGGTGCCATCGGTGATGCTGCGGCCCTTGAAGATTTTGCCGCCATTGCCGTCGTCGTAGAAACTCAGATCGCGAGCCACGGCCCGGCCCCAATTCTCGGGAATCCAGGCATCGACGCGGTTGTTGTACTGGCGCTTGGAAACGTCCACCGGGAACCCGGCGAAGGTCAGCGTTCCGCTACGGTCCACGCGGTCGGGAGCCAGGTCGGGCATCCGCCCGAACGAGCCGCCGTTCACGTCGATGTTCACCGAACCCATGCCGATGTTGAACACCTGCCGGATCTGCTTCATATGGAAGACCCAGCGCATCCCCTTGATGCTTTCCTCGGGCATACGCTGAAGAAGCTGCTCCGCCAGTTTCAGCCCGTGCGCGAAATTCAGCGCATCGGAGGCATCCACCTGCTCGGCCAGCAGTTGCGGCACCGTGGACTTCTGGACGCCAAGATGGTAATTGGCGGCCGTGAAGTCGTTCGCGTAGTACAGCCCGTGCCGGAACGAGTCTCCGCCCAGCCCGGCCGCAACCGATGTCTCCGGCGACGGCGGCCACGTTGCGCTGAACGAGGTCAGCGCGGCAGGACCATAGGCGTCCAGTCCGGCGAATGCCAGGAAATCGGTCGTGGCGATGGCGGTCACGTTCTGGTTGAACGTCACCAGCCCGGTTGCGTAGTTGATTCGCGTAATCAGCAGCGGAGCGCCAACCGCCAAGGCGCGCTTCGTCGCGCCGCCCGAGGCCCAAACGTCAACTTCCATGCCCTCGCGCAAGCGGTTCACGCCCAGGGCGGTGTCGGTGAAAGTCAGCGAGTTGGCCGCGCTCGCGGTCGAATCGGCCGTCAGCGTGCCCGTCCCGTCCGTGTGCAGGGTGATGTTGTCGTGCTCCTGGTAGACCGGGATGGCTTCCGCCAGGGCCTTGTTGAGCACGTCGATCACCGCGCCGGCGCCGCCCTTGGTGGTATCCAGTTCCTCGTCGGTCATCTCGTATGCCAGCGTGGCGTAGATGTAACCGGCGGTCATGTGGGTCGTCGAAAGCGTCGATCCGCGCCCGAGGCTCGAACCGTTGGCGCTGTACTTGTGGAACGCGCCCGCCGGGAACAACTCCAGCGGAATGCGGTACAGATACCGATTGACCGGCTGGACCTTTTTGCTCGGCTTGATCCGAGAGGCCAGCGTCATGTCGGTTTTGTCGTAGAGAACCTGAAGTTTCGGCTCCACCTTTTCGAGATGGGTGGAGATTACTGCGGTCACGGCCATTGTGGCGATCTCCTGTCAGCCGGAAAAGCGTTAACTGCTCATTTCACGCAGCAGGTAGTCCTCTTTGGATTCCCCTGGGCGGCGGTCGCTTACGGGCGCCATGCGGATACCGGGCGTGGCGGTTCCGCCCTCCGGCCCCTTCCGCTCTTGCGCCTTGGCGTGCGCCGCGTGCCGCTTTTCCGAATCGGCGACCTTTTGGGAAGCCGCCGAAATCCCGTTGGCGGAAGTGCCGCCCACGAGGTCCGCTCTCAGCGTTTGGTAGTTCTTCCGAACATACGCGCGCGCCTTGTCGCGGTAGGACTTGCTCAGTCGATCAATGGCAGCCCCTTGATCCCCTGGTGGTGCTTTGTGAGCGCCACGAACCCCGCGCTCGAAATTGCGGTAGAAATCGTCGTCCCCGGCCAGGGCGCTGGCGATCTCGGCCTGTAAATCCTTGGTGAAGCTCTTGAACAAGCGGGGAGCAACCTGTCCCCGAATCTCTTTGAACACATGCTCGATATCGGCTTCGATGTGCCGGTCGGCGGCATTCATCACCGTGCCGACAAAGCTGTTGAAGCGATTAGTTTCCTGCCATCCCAAGCGCTGCTTGAGTTGATCGCGCTCGGCCACGATGCGCTGCATTTCCGGGTCGGGCTTGCCGTCCGATCCGTTCACGCGCGACTTCGGCGGCTCATCGAGCGCCTGGCTGCGGACCTTGCCGAGAAAATGCTGGTCGAGCCATTGCGCCGTGGCGTGCATCCCGGCCTTCTCGCGGTCGCTGGTAGCCTTACGCGACATGGCGTAGAACGCATCGGAAAGGCTCATCGCCACCGAAGGCACAATCTCGCGATACCACAATTGCTGCGTGGCTGGATTCGCCGCCAGAAATCCCGGCAGCGTCCGAATGACGCTCACCGCGCCGGGCCGCAATTCCGGCTGGCGGCCTTCCTCAACTACCGGCGTCAACCAGTATTCGAGAAACGTCTGCGCGTTGCCGGGCGATTCGTCGGCCTCATGGAAGTCGTCGAGCATCCGTTCGACGGCATCGGCCTTCTGGCGGATTTCCTTGAGGTCTTTGATTTCAGGGAGTTGGCCAAACTCGGATTGCAGTTCGCGGGCGTATTTGTCCCGCTCCATCATGCGCTGGCCGCGCGGTTTGCTCAGGAACGCGCCGCGGATTTTGTCGTCCAGGTCTTTGTCGGTCTGACCCTTGGCGGCAAGCTCGTCGCGCTGCTTTGTGAGTCCGTCGAGATGCTTGTCTTCCGGCTCGGCCTTGTTGCCATCGGCTTCGCCTTCGGGCTCCTCGCCGGGGAAGGTGATCTCGTCGGGCAGTTCCGGCGCTGCTTTCTTCTCGTCGTCGGGCGGGAACTCCGGGCCGGCGTCCGCCGCTGGCTTGGTTTCCGCTGGTGGCTCGGCGGCCGGCGGTTCCGGTTCGGGAGTTCCTGGAGAGGGATGATCGTCTTCCTGGAGTAGCGATTCCAGGGTGCTCAGAACGTCGGCCGGTGCGGCTCCCTGAGTGGAGTCTGGGGGAATTACCGGCGACGGGGGGGTAGCCGGTGCCCCGGCTGGAATTGCGGATGGCGAAGCGCCCATGTGTTCTCTCGGTATCTCATCGGGAGCCTACATGGGCCTGTCGGCCCTACGGGGTACGGAATACGGGATATCCGGCTCACTGATACTGTACGCTTTTTTTACATGTAAAGGCAAGTCGGTGTCAGTTTGACACGGAGTTTACATCACTGAATCATCCCCGCGCCTTCCGGCAAGCCCTCCGGCGGAGATCCCGGCAGCGGCGGCGGCCCGCCTTCGCCCGGAATCCCCTCACCCGTGGGCGGCGGTCCCGGCGGTAGCGGCTCTTCCCCTCCGCCCTCCGGCGGCGGCGGGCCTCCGGCCATTTGCGCCTGCGCGATGTCGAAGTTCGCCTTGCCCCACAGGTACACGTTCTCGTAGCCCGGCGTGCCCTGCAACTGCATTCCTTCCTCGGAGTTCGCCCAATCCTTGACAGTATTCGCTGCCAGCATCGGGTCATGCAAGAACGGATCGGGCGGAATCGATGGGGCCATGAAGGGCATTCCGAAGGGGTCGAGTTGCTGCATCGGCTGGCCCTTCGTTAGTTCGCGAATCAATCCCTGGATCGCCTTGCGCTGGTCGTTGCCGGGAATCTTCCAGCCCGGAATGCCAAGCGCCTTCGAGAACCGCTCGCCGTTCGCCGGATCGAGAATGCCAAGCACGCTCTGCACTTCTGGGTTCGACTGGGTGAGCAATTCGTTCAGGTATGCCCGTATCTGGTTCGGGGCCATCGGCATAGCTTCCTCGGCCTTGAAATACCAGCCCCCCAGAAGCAATTCCGAAACATCGCCCATCTCGATAATCTGCTGGCCGGTGCGGGTCGGCAGCGGAATCACGAAACGTCCATCGGGCGAGTGCTTGCAGAACTGCATCACCGCCCGGTAGTAGACGCCTTCCCATCCTTCGCCGATCCGCGACCACAGCGGCCCGAGCACGAGCAGCGCCTGATTGCGGGCCATCTCGGCCTCGCCCAAGGTCTGATACGGCCCACCCAATCCCACCACGGGGTCCGTCAGCCCGGAAATCGAGCGCTGGATGTCCAATTCCTCGCGGGCCAACTGCATCAGGTCCGGGCGCGGCTCGGTGTGCTGCAACTTGTAGAACCCATGGGCGAATTGCGCTCCCTTGCCGGGGTTCGAAAACAGCATCTCGGCGATATTGCGGCCGATTCGCTTCACCGAGCGCGGGTCGATAATCTGCGGGTCGGCGATCGTGATGGGCACCGACTTCTCCGCGCTCTCGGAGGCGATGTTCATCAGCATGTTCGTCTTGTCGTCGCCCTCGATCATCGTGTCGAGGTACGGGTCGGTGTACATCGACTCGCCTTCCTCGGGCGAGATCGCGGTCCAAACCTCGTCAAGACATTCATGCTCCACCTGGCACAGCACGTTGCCGATGGCGGTGATCTTGACGCCCATCGGGAAGCGGTCCTTGAACGCATCCCGCAGCGGGCTTTGCGGCTTCTCCCACTCGATCAACTCGAACATCCAGGGGCGAATCCAGATATCGGTCGCCCGCCAGCGATTCAGCCGGTAGTTCGACTGATAGAGCGCGAACGACTTGACCTGCTCGCGGACTTCGGCGCCGTACTCGGCACTGCTCGACAGGTAGGTCCCCGAGCCGCTGTCCGGGTTCTTCTCCCGAAGGATCGGATAGGCCGCCAGCGCCTTGCCCTTGCTGACCTCGTATTCATCCCGCAGCCAATCGGCTTCCGAAAGGTCTTCGATCCCTCCTGGCGTGGTGACTTCCAGGGCGGATTTGATCTTGATCTCGACATTGCCTCGGGCGTAGAACCGCGAGCCGTCCTGCTCGACATCGGTATACTTCTCCCGCTTGACCATCTCGGGCGGGATCGTCATGCCGCACTCTTCGCAGATCAGCGATCCAAGCTCGTCCGTCCCGAACTCTTCCGCGGATTGCTTCCCGCAGCCGGGGCAGGTGCCCACTCCGGTTCCAGGTATCTCACGCTCGACCTCGCGCAGAATCGGCTCTTCATGTAGCCCATAGGTGCTCGAATCGGTGACAAAGCGGGTCCGCACGAAGACCACGCCGTTCTTTCCGAGCTTCAGCGTGATCTGGCGGTTGCGCTTGTCGGCGATCCACACCGCCCGCAGCAGGCCAGCGATCTCATCGGCCTTGTTCGCGCGCGCGATCTGCTCTTCATCGGAGGGTCGCAATGCGGCGGCCGTCACTCCCGGCGAGCGTTGTCCGATTACCGCGATCAGCTTGCGGAGCTCGCCCTTGAAGATGGCCGTGTCGTAGTCGTCGAAGCCGGTATCGCCCTCCGCGCCCTCGTTCGAGCGCGGCAGCATCCCACCGTTCACGGGGATGAAATCGAGGAACCCCTGCTCGGTGAGCATCGGAATCTGGAGTTTGCGGTTACGCCAGTAGGCGTCATTGCGCCTGATGTTGGCGTACTGCTCCAGCTTTTCCGGCTCGACTTGCTCGTTGATGTGTTCCTGGATCAGCCGCTTCAGTTCAGGCTCGGCCCGTTCCAGGAATTGTTCGGGGGAAAGATCGGTGAGATCGCCATCGAGTCCCGTGGCGTTATCGGCCCCGAACCTGTTCGGCGTCAGGGCGTTGAGTAGCGGACTGAGCGGAGATTGCGGGGTCATCAGGCATCCATCAAACGCTCAACGATTGCCTCAGCCAAGTCGCCGTCCATCACCTTGTGGGAATTCTTCTCCGAGCACCATCCCTGAGCAACGCGGCCGCGAAGCTCGATCTGAGATAGGTGTTCGTGAACGCTCTTTCCGGCGATCCTGGCCTGCGCTTCCACCTCGCTAGCGTGCTCATCGTAGCCTCGCATCAGCGCGCTGGCGAACCATGTCACCATAGTTTCTTCATCGAACGGCACGGACGGATTGGCCTTTGCGATCGAGACGAACGCCTTGGCCCAATCTTGTGCGTCGAATGACTCGTAAAGATGGGCTGTCTCTGGTGATTTTACCGTATTTTGAGCGATCACCATCGTTCCCGCAGCGATCGAGAGTGCTGGAATTGTGAACATTTCACGCCTGGTACGCATTCTTCTATTGCTCCTGTGCTATGGGGTCGGCCATTCTGGCGTTCATATCGGCCGGCGCTACCTGGGGGGTCAGCGGAAGGCCAAGCCCGGCAATCCGGTGGTTCTGGTAAAACTTGCGCGTTTCCCGCTCGGCGATATCTTCAAGCCGCGGCCTGGGGTCGGCCTGCATGACCGGCGCCGGCTGCTCCGGCGGGTTGGCGAATACCGGGCTGTTCGTGGCCCGCATGGCGAAGTGATCGATGATGCGGTGGTTATCCTCAATAATCCGCCCTTGCAACTCGGCAACCTGCTGGCGCAAGCCTTCGATGGTTTCGCGCAGTTGCCCGTTCGCGGCGTGCAGTTCGGCGTTGCGTGCCCGCAATTCTTCCCGTTCCCGGTAAACCGTGTCGTCGCGCTGGAACCACATTATCGGAGGCCCCCTGACAATCTTGTACCGCTTCGAATCGGTTCGATTCCAGTAGCTCCCTGATTAACTCTGTCGAATTCACGCGCCCAGTCCTTCGATGGCCCCCAGTACACGGCAATCCCAGAACCAAGGGGTTTGCCATCATCAAGATCGAACGCCATATCACGTTCGTTGATTTGTACCGAGATCGAGCGCTTCCCTGTCAGCGCGTCGCGATGCACCGACACCGATACTTCGGCGACCTCTCCTGGCTTGACCACCTGCCAAAGAATCAGATCGGGAATCGTCGTCTTCCAGACTTCGCTCACTGCAAACTCCCTTGCGGCCGGCGGCCCCATGCCTGCTTCAGAATCCGGCCCGCCATGGTCGCCCTGCGTCCTAATGTAGCATAATGCAACGGCCCGCCAGTCGCTTTTTCGGCCCGCTCCAATGCTTCGTTGAACCGCACCAGGTCATCGAAGGTGTGGTTCGGATTAGTCGCCTTGAACGCATCGATCGCGTGCATCTTCTGGACTTCCGGCGGAATCGGCGAAGGGTCGTCGCGGAAGCCAACTACAAGGTAGCGAAAACTATCGATGACGTCGGCCCCCGTGAAGTGCTTCTTGCTCACATCCTCGGGGTTGCGGTCGTCAGCTTGCGCACGCGGAATGGCCGCCCGCAGCCGCGGGCAGGTATCCCAAATCTGAAGCCACGGGCGAACTACCTTCTGGCGGTTGAAGCGGTTGCGGTAGCGCTCGGCCTCGACCATGCCGAACTCGCGGCTGATCTTCAGCTCAAGCTCCTGGCTGTACTCGCCATCGGCCGCCACGGGGTCCAGCCACTCGAAACCTTCCCGAATGTAGTTCCAGCCGAGTACGCGGTTGGAATTGCACATGCGGATTGTGATGCCCGAACTCTTCTGGATTGCCAACGACTGCTGAAACTCATTGAATTCCTGGCGGAACCGGGGCCGGTCGTCCCAGGAATAATCTTGGGTGCTGGCCGCAAGCTGCTGTAATCCCGGAACCGAGATCGCGTCCGGGCCGAGCACCATGGCGATTCCACGAGCAAGCAATTCGACCAGACTGGTCATTCCTTCGTCGTTCGAACGCTGAATGAAGGCATCTCGCGAGTACCACAGCGTCATCGAGTGATCCGGTAGCCGCTCCAGGTCGTCGCGGCTCAACTCGGCAATGCGGACGCCCTGCGATACCGCTGTCGTCTTCGAGCACACAAACTCCCGGTAGACGTGCAGCCGGGACGTGTACGGATCGCGGCAGCCCCAGTGGTACGATGCTTCATGCTCGCTACCCCAGTCGCCGCCCATTTGCCGCGCCCACCAGTGGTCCAGTTTCGGGTAGAACGGCGGTTCCTTGCGGCGCTTAATCACATGGCAGGCATTCTCGGGTTCGTTGTATGCAGCCAAGTTCTGTGCATCTGGATCGCGGAACGTGTGGAAGTATTGCCCTTCCATCGACTCCCAATCGCCCTGGAGGTACGCTTTTTGCAGCCGCGGCGACAGGCCGGCCAGCACGCCCAGATAGCCCTTGTCGATGTGCGGGTTGTCGCGCAGGCCGGCCGGGATGAAGATGCGCGTGCGGGGCATTTTCTTGCCGGTGAACGGGTTAGGCACGAAGAATGTCGCCAGCGTCTTGCGCGGAATGCGATTGCCGTTTTCGTCTTTCATCCGCACGAAACGGTCGGCGACCCACTGCTTACCTGGTCCGATCGGGTTCGCCGAGTTGAAAATCTGCGGGTGCAACTCCGGGTGCGTCGTCCGCACGTTCGAGCGCATCTGCTCGTACAACTCTTCCTCTGGCAACTGCGTGATTTCCTCGATAGCCAGCCGGTGAAGCTCGGGCTTGCCCATGTACTTCTGATACGATTTGGCGTCCGCCAGGTGTCCGGTCCAGATCACGGCGCCCGAAGCCCATTCAAATGTGCCCTCGGCTTTCAGGTATTCCGCCCCGAGTTTCTGGTAGAACGGGATGGCGTATTTCAGCCAGCCGCTCAAATCCTCCTGGTTTTTGCGGACCACCAAGCCGCGGTACGCCGGGTGATGATAATACGCCTGGTTGTGCCAGATCGCCCGTCCCTGGTCGTCATACTGCGGCTGATCCGGGTTGCCGTGGACCATCCAAAAGGTCATGGCGGACGTCTTGCCGCCGCCCTTTTCGCCGCCGAAGAAGATTTCATCCGCCAACGTCGTCAGCGCCAAATGCTGCGGCCCCTTCCCGGTCCCTCCGCAGGCCGGACAGATCACCGGATCGCCCTTCGGCCAGGGCGCATCGACCCCATACTCCTGCCGGATCGCCCCTACCAGCTTGCGGATACCGGCTTCGTCCTCGGGCGTGGCCGGGCCGCCGTTGAGGATGTCGATGTGCATCCACTGGAAATGGAGCAGCGCCGTGTAGCGGGAAAGAACCTGATGGCCTGTGCAGAGGTAGCAGGCGTTCGCTTCCCAGACTGGCTTGTTGTGGAGTTCGTGCTTGAGCGAGTCGTAGGTGAGCGAGTCGAGAACGATCGCCTCTGGCGGGCGCGTCCACGCCTGCCGCTTACGGACCCCATCGGCGGACAGCTTCTCGGCGCGGTATTTAGGCTTAGACGGCACTCTTTGAGATCAACTGCTCCAGGTTGCGGTCATGGAGGCCGCAGGCAACCTTGTGTCTGGTTTCGGCGGCGAATTGCGCGTACTTGCCTTCCCTCTCCAACTCGTCGTCCAGCCGCCAAAACGGATTTCCGGCCTTACGCAACTCAGCCTCCGTAGCCTCGTCGATTTGCGCTTCGATTGGGATCGCCGCGATGCGTTGCTCCACGGTTGGGTTGTCCCGCTGGACAGTCTCATCGTAGTGCCAGGAATGAAGAGAAATTGTTACCGGCCCCTCGCGGAGCGGGCAGAATTCAGGCAGTACCCCACCGTGATATCCACCGCCACGGTGAAACCGGCACGGCTTGTGGGCGATCCGGCACTCTCCCGTGGCGTCTTCAATCAGCCAGCAAAGCCCAGATTCATTGCCGTGAAAAGGTTGCCCCCCTAAACTACCACGGGCTTCAATGGTGTCGATCGGCTTGTTCATCTACGAACTCAGCGTCACTTCCGAGCGGATTTCCAGAATGCCCCGATAGATCGTCCAGGGATCGTCGCTGCCCGGCTGCTTGATCTGTACGTCCATGTGCAGGTAGGTGTCCACGTTCGGCAACTGGTTCGTGTCGGCCTCGACCAGCGTGATCGTGAGCCGCTGATCGACCTGCGTATCCACGTTGGTCGAGACCGCGATCCCGGCGCCAAGCGTCTTCTGAATCTCGGCCTGGGCGTCGGTCAGCAGCAGATCGCTCTTGAACGTCGCCCAGATATCGTGCGCAGTGAGATCATAGGAGTCCACGCCGATCCAAACGTCGATCGGGATCGGGAAGCCGTCTCCCCTGGTCATGTGGAGGTAGTTGCCGGAATCTGGCATGGCGAGTACACCGTAGGGAATGATCGCGTTCGGGGCTAGGGCCAGCCTGCCTTGCGGGATCGTGTTCCCGATTTCCGCCAGCGGGCCGTAGGGCGTGCCGGAAAACGTGGCTGGGTTCTGGGGCATACCGCTAGTCTACCCAAGCGCACGGCTCGACTCCATCCTCTTCAACCACGGCGGACGGCCTGCACGGCGGCTGTAACATGGCAGTGTCAGTTTGGCACGAAACACAATCGCCGGGCAATGTGTAGGCCCCGCCGTGCTCCACCTTCAGGCTGCTGAATGGAATCAATTCATCCTGCTCGTGTTGTGCTTCGTGGAACATTTCCGCCCGCACATCCCGGCTCTCGAATGTGAACGTCGCCAGAGTATCCTTCGACCGTGCCGACATTACGCGAGAGCAGCGGGCCTCGCGGGCGTCGAGCAGGTGATCGGTCGTCCAGTAGCCCTCAATCCCGACTTCAAAGCGCTGGTTTGCCTCAATGGCCGGGACGGCGATGGCGGTTCCGCCGCTCAGGGCCGGCCCAATCAGGTTGACGCCGATTTCCTTCACCCCGGCCAGCGGAATCACAATCGAGGCCGCGGCCCCGGCGATCCCAAGCGCCCTGAGCCACTTCGCCCGCGGCTTGTGGCGCATAACGTTCGACAGCTTGCCGGGGTCGTAGAGCGCCACGTTTCCGCCAGCCGCCCGGTAGATGTCCGCCAGCCGCACGCGGGCCGGTTCGGGAGACAGGTTCTCGACGCAGAGATACCAGGGCGTGTGCTTTTCCTCGTCGGGCTGGCGGTGGAACGAGAATGTGAGGTCGGCCCCAAGCGCTCGCGGCGGCCAGAAGTAGAGCAACGCCAATGCAAACAAGGTCATCAAGCCCACGAAAACGACGCGCCGCACGAACAACCTCTGCTTCGCCTCGCGGCGGGCGGCGATCTGCTCACGCAGGCGGTCGGTGTCATAGTGCATTGCTATCGGGCAGCGCTATCTTCAGGGTGGGCCAGGTCGTGTGCTGGTAGGGCATTCACCGATCAATCACCAGTCCGAAGAAGCCAGTATTTCGTGAGCGTCATCGCGAACCCAGACGACGCTTCGTTTTTGCCGTTAATGACTCCCTTGAGCGTGTGCCGTCCACCTTCGAGTGCAACGCCTCCGATGGTCTTGACGACGTTGTATGCCAAGCCCCCATTCCAATCCTGTGTTCCGATCAGTACGTCGTCGATGTACCAATCGATGATTCCGCGATTGGTGAACTGTGGCCCGAGAGCCGAAAACTCGTAGGTTCCCGGCGCTGTACTGGTGCTAAGTCTTCAGGTTTGAGCATAATAATGTAATCCTAATCCGCTGCTGGTTTGATCCAAATCTTTGTAAGTGTGACAATGAATGCCGAGGACGATGCGTTCTTGCCGTTCACGATTCCTTCGAGTTTGTGATATCCGTCAGTTACGGTGATCGGGAATGTTTTGACGGCACCAGCTACAACTCCAGCAGAATACCAATCCTGTCCCGTCTCTACCGATACGTCGTCCACTTCCCAGTCGAGTATCGCCCGATTATTGAAAGTCACGCCGAGCACATAAACTGTGTAGGTGCCAGCAGCCAATGAAAATGATGTTGTGAAATCGTCTCCATCGGCATTGTCGGCACAGTTTGAATAAAAGGCATAATTCTGCGCCGCGTCTATTGTTGTAGTAATGGATGCACAGCTAGCCCCCGGAGTGAACTCATCGGCCCACATGGTCGCCCGCTGGGCTGTTTGTGCGCCACCGCCCGCCGCCGCCGCCCATTTCACCCCGCAGGCTTCGGCGCTGTCGGCGGTAAGCACCTGGTCGTCCGTGCCAACGGCAAGTTTAGCGAGCGTCGTCGCCCCCGTGGCGCACAGCAGGTCGCCCTTGGTATAACTGGTCTGGCCGGTGCCTCCCTGCGCCACGCCATTTCCGCCAGTGCCGATGCCAATCGACACGGTCCCCGCCGAATCCTTCGAGCAGAGTTTCGTGGTTCCCGCGTCGTCGCAGACGTAAACCGCCAAGCTGTTCGCCGCCGGGCTGGACGGAGAGCTGATCTCCGGCATCACCCGCGCTCCGTTGATGACCGCCTGACCTGGTGCCAAACTGACACCGAACAACAAAAGAGCGATGAACCGTGCGTATCTCATAGCAAATAACTCGGAATCCAGTCCGTACCATCCCACACCAGAATCAAAGCCCTATTGACGACGGCCGTAACTCCAATTGCGATGTTGCCAGTCGCAGTAAAGGTGATTAAGCCCTTGGGGATAAGGATCAGAACATCTCCGGGCCTTATGCCGGATGGAGCGGTGATTGTGCTGATCGCCGCGATCCCGCTAACCGCGTGGACTTGATTCGTCGGAATGATCGTCGTTGCGCTCGCCAACTCGGCTCCCATGCCCCCGCGCAAGGCGTTATCCAGGTTGCTGATTTCCGAGCGCTGGCCGGGAGCCTTCGGCAGAATCGCGTCAAGCAGCGCCAGGGCAGCCGCCGTGCCGATAATCACAAGCACGACTTTCCAGAAAAGTCGCGGCCGTCGTTTTTCTTGAAAGGTGGTTCTTGTGTCTCTCACTGGATTGTCTCCGAGCAAACCCAGATATCGACACTCCCGGCCGTCGCATTCACCACGTTATCGCCGGTCGAAACGAACTGAGCGATCACGCTGTGCCCCGCCGCCGCCATCGTCTCCGATTTCATCAGGTCGGTGTCCTGAAAGGTCGTGTCGGCAGCCGCCTGGAAAATATCGAATGCGCTCGTATACCTCGTTGGCGTGCCAGTGGTTCCCACGCTGACCGTCATAGCCGAAAGCGTTCCGCCGGTGAATGCCTCCGAGTGCTTGACGACCGCGCCGCGAATCTTGCAGAACTGCGAGCAGGTGAACAGCGTCTCGTCCTCGCTCGTGTCCGCGTCGGTCAGCGCCGTCTCGTCGATCGTGTATTTCTGCCAGCAGGGGTTGCCTTCGTTGTTCGCGACTCCGGTGGCCGGGGTCGCCGTCATCGTCAGCAGTTCGGCGGTTACGGTCTTGGCGGAACCCGAGTCGTGATCGACAAATACTTCGAGGTAGTCGTTCGTCGCCAAGCCCACCTGGGTATGCAGCGAAATCGGATAGGCCACACTGGCCGTGGCCATGTTCACGTCTTGCTGGGAATCGGCGATCGTGGTTCCGTTGCGGGCCAGGCGGACGCTGACTGTGGCCGCCGCATCGATCGACAACGAGACCGACACGTAGGCGTTGAAGACCAGGGTGCGTGCCCCGATGTAGCGCAGGCGCCCATCCACGGGTTCATCGAAGTCATCCGGCCCGGCGCTCAGATTCGAGTACGTTCCGGCGAGTTTGACGTAAGTTCCAGCGGCAAACGGTCCCGTAGCGGCGGGGGTCGAGATGTAGAGTCCGGCATAGGCTGAATCCGCCGTGCCACCCCCCGAGGCCGCCAGGATGCACTCGCCAGACTGGGCCGTCGAGAACGTGATCGTGACGTTGTAGGTCGCCGGAGCGATGGTAACCGTGTTCGGTTCTACTTTCGCTTTCGGAACCGCCTGGTCGTAGCACTGGACGATGATGGCCCCATGATTGAATCCATGGGCCGTTCCGGTGACCGTGACGCTGGTCGTCGAAGTGAACAGTGTCGTATAGTTGCGGGTGTTTCCGATTCCGCCGCCAGCAAGCGCGATATTCGCCTCTCCGGCGGGCGATTCGGTCACGGTGAACTCGGCTGAGAAATCGAGCACCGAGGCCGGGTTCGAGATCGATACGTCGCTGTTTTGAACGTCGATGGCCGATCCAGCCCCGCTTACCAGCCGCCATTCCGCCGCCGTGTCACAGCCGCCAGCCGTAGGCTCGCAGACATAAAGCGTGTCGGCGTCCTCTTCGTAGCACGGCTCGCCAGCCGCTCCATCCGTCAGGGATGTGCAGTCGGTATCGTGGCGCGAGATCTTGATCGGGTTCCATGCCGTCCGCGTCGTTCCAGCCCCGGCGTCGGTGCCATCGACCGTGACGATATCGGCCCCGCCCGCCGTGTGCTGGCTGGCGTGGGTTCCAGCGGCCTTGGCGTTGAACGTGCTCCAGTCCGCCGTGGAAAGTGCCCCGCGATTCGAGGCGCTGGCGGTCGGCAGGTTGAAGACAATCGAGTTCGCGGCATGGGCGATGGCAAAGTCGGTCCCGGTAGTGCCCACGCCGAGCGTCTTGTGCTCCTGAGCAGTCGCCCCGGCGTTGGTGCCGAGAACCTGGTTCGCCGTCCCGAACGGCAATTGCGAGAGGGTTGCAGCCCCGGAAAGCTGCGAGAAAGCCACCTGTCCCCAAGCTACATCCGTTCCATCGGAAGACAGATAACGGTTCGCCGCCCCGATCGCCAGCCTGGTCCATGCCGGTGTGGCCGTCTGTCCGGTAATCAGATCGCCGCGAACCACCGTGCCCACGGCTGTATCGGTGTGGGTAGCGCTGAGCAAATCGTGGGTCGATGCTCCGCCAAGGGAAACCCATGCAGACCCGTTCCACACCTTGAAGATGTTCGAATCCCCCGAATCGCAGGCCACGTCGCCGGTTTCCGGGGCCGATGGCAGCGCCGCGCACAGGATTCTCGCCGCCGCGCGCGTGGCCGACGATGTAAAGGTCTGCTGCACCCCGGTAAACACATTCGACCGATTCAGCACGGCCACGTTGGCCAAACTGACACCGAGTTCGGACTGCATCGCCCGAATCTCTGCGGTGTGCTGGTTGACATGATGAGCCACGATATTCGGCTCGACCAGCGCCCCGGTGACGTGCGAGGCCGGGGTTGAGCCGTCGAAGCCGCGCCCCGTGGCCGTCACGGCGCCGCCCGCGAGGTAGGCTCCATTGCCGTTCACGCCGGTCAGCGAGAAGGTGGTCGTCGAAAGCACAGCGATGGCGTTGGCCGTCACGTTGCAGTTCGTGTTGCCGGTAACGCCGGTAATCGTCACCCGCTCCCGCCCGGTCAGCGCGTGCGCCGTGGTCGTAGTGACCACGATCGGCGTTGCGTTGGTGCAGTCGTTCGCCGTCAGCGACGACGAAAACACGGTCAGATCGTTCGCCGCCTTCGACTGAATCAGGATGATCTCGTTGCCAACCTGGATAGACGACGGCACGATCAGGTTCGTGGCGTCCACCAGCGAAATCGTCAGCGCGGTCGAGTTGTGGCCGGCCGAAAGCGCCATCTGGCCGGTGACGACCTCGTTCGACTGAATCGTGGCCTGAAGCTCGGTGAGCACCGAGTCGGGGTATTGGGCGTCGTTCGGGTTCTGCCCGAACAGGCTACCGGCGATCAGGAGAACAGCGGCAAGCAGTCGTTTCAAGGCGTTCTCCTACCGCAGATCGCGCTTCACGAGTTTGATTGTGCGTGCGGCGAGTTGATTGACTGCCGCTCCAGTCCCGCCGTTCTGAGACCGCACGCGGCACCATTTATTGCCCTGAACGAAGCCGTCCGGCAGGGTGATAAAGTCGTCGGCGGCAACGGGAATCGTGACGAGGGCGCCAGCCGAATCGCTGACGATGTAGTAGGTTACGCCATCGTGCGAAACCTCGAATCCGATGTCGGCGGCCGTCCAAGCGGCGGGCATGTAGAAGCCAACGATGTCGGTGAAGGTGATTTGGATGGCGTTCGAGAGGGCGGTGTTGATCGGGATCGTGACATCGACCGTGTGACGGCCCGTGTTGTTTGCTCCCAAGGCGCTTGCCTCCTACGTGCCCCGAAGGGCTACAGGAATTCGTGCTAAGCGCTTACCGGACCCGGCAGGCGTGTTACTTGGAGGGTTCCGCCCCGAACTATCCCGCCGGTTGGGAGTCCTTATCGATGAAGGTAACACCGCCGGGCGGCGGTGTCAAGGCTGCGATGGAATGGCCGCTCCCGTCGTGGTGATAATCATCGGCTGCTTGGGCTGTTCGGGGGGTTTCGGCAGCTCCGGCTTGCCCGGAATCCCGTACATGATCTTGTAGGCGCCCTTCTGGCCGAACCACTGGATCGCGAAAGTTGTCCCGAACTGCGTCAGCACGGCCAGCGGCGGGATGTAGATCGATCCTGTCCAGCCCGCCTCCGCGCTGCCGGTCCACTCGTAGGTGAAGCCCGCACCGACCAGCGCGGCGAACGCCGTCGAGAGCGCACGGCTCATGCCTGGGGCGTGATCGCCGACGAACGAGGCCCACGGCGCGGCCTTGATGTGCTGGAAAGCCCAGGTGAAGAATACCGCCAATGCCGCCTGGTCGGTGATCTGGTCGCCGGTCATGGTCTGTTGGTTCTGGGCCGCGGCCGATCGCGATCTCGTCTACAACCACGGCCCAGAGTCCCGTTTTTATCGAGGAGACTTTACGTGCATTCCAATCCTACCAAAAAATAGGCCCGGCTGGTGGGCCGGGCCATTTGGCGATGTACTCTGATTCGTTGGGAGGAAACCAGCATGTGAATGCCGATTCTTGAGTCCAGCCTAGCACATCCGGTGTCAGTTTGACACGGGGTTGGTCTCGTAGGCCGGAAAGTTTGGCGGCAGCCCCCACAGTTACCCGGTTAGGCGACATGGCCGACCATTGCTGGCTGTGACTTTTCCACGCCCCGGCCACGGGTCGCCGTGTGGCGCTACGATTTCTCGTAGTGGGCGCGCTCGCTCTTCTCAGGCTGCCGGGCTTTCGCCGCGATCATTGGCATCAAATTTCATGCCGAAGTTATATCCTACCACGGGATTGGTAGCGGGGGCCGGAATCGAACCGGCGATGCTGAGATTATGGGTCTCGGCTGCGACCACCGCCCCCGCAGTACATCGAATGGTCGGGGCGGCTGGATTTGAACCAGCGGCCTCTCGGTCCCAAACCGAGCGCTCCTTCGGCCTGACTGAGCTACGCCCCGAAGACCTTTATTCTCCCACACCCTCAGCGGGCGTCTCGGCGAACATCTCCGTCTGGAACTCGTGCGGAGCCATGTCGAGCACCTTGACGACCTGCTCGTTATCCAGCCGAACGATGATCTTCTTGCCCTTCGTCGGGCAGTGCAGGATCGTGCCGGTCCTGAAATCACGGAACTCGTAGCCGTCGCGGCACTTCTGGAGGATATTCGAGACTTCGGCACGGTCGGAGTCGATCTCTCCCTGCATCTGCTTTTTGAGTGACGACAGCCGCGCCTCCAACTCGGAAGCGTTCTTGTCGATCTGACCGGCGCGCGCCGACAACTCGGCGCGTTCCTTGTCGCTGAAATCGTGCTTCAGCATCTCGGTGCCGGTGCGGTTGAAGACGATCTTCCCGTCCTGGCCGGTGGGTACGAGTATTTCTCCACCGTGCTCGTCGTAGAGTACCCACCTGGTGGGCAAGCCAACCATCTCGGCCATGCTCTGTTTGAGGTTGTCGCCGACTTCCTGGAGTCCCTGCCCGTCGCCCTTGTCTTCGGCGAGGACGCGGCCCGTGGGGTCGGTCACTGTTGTGGTGATAGGTGTTTTACGTGACATGTTGCTCCTTTTGAAAAATTACATCGCTACCTTGAGGCCAACCAACCACCCGAACACCGCCAGCCAAAGCCCTCCGATGGCGGCCACAGCACAGAGAATGTCGAAATAGAATCCGTTGTAGGCTTTCACTGGGATTCCTCCGTCGCCGCCTTAACGGCGGTGCCAGCCTCGATTGCCATCGCGGCCGGGTCGCAGGGGGCTGGTTGGTCGAGCCGGACGACGATCGTTCCCAATCGGTTCATGGCCTCGATTTTGCAGTCTGATTGAGCCGACTTGTTCTGCTTTGGGAAACGTCTCCCCGTGACCACGCCCAGCGCCAAGCCGATTAACATGGCACCGACAATCGCTAATAGGATCGGCCATTCGAGTTTCATCCGGTTTCACTCCTTGCCGGAACCGCACCAGCCCAGCCGGGCCGTCGAGCACGGCTCCATCGGGATGCGGCGCAGGCTGTTCGAACAGTTTCGGGCAGCCGAGCCAGTGGAACCCGTCGAATCCAGCGCATTTCGGGCACTGGCTCATCCGAGCATCCACATTGCAAATACCGCCATCGCCAGCGCTCCGAGCACGAAGCCCACGATGCCGCCGATGTCGTCCATCGCGCCGATCAGGCCGTAGAGCGGCCCGAAAAGGTAGCAGAGCGCCGTCCGCCATGGGGAATTCGGAACTTCCGGGGTGTGCTCGGTCAGTTTCATGGACGCCAATTCCAAATCGGTTCCTGGCCGGAAATCTCAGGCAGGTACAACCCGTCAATCTTGTCTGGGCGAACGTACTTGGCGAGAAAATCGAACTTCCCGCGGCGCTCCACGCGCCAGACCGCGCCCTCTACTTCGTCGAGTTCTCCATAGCCACGGCGGTACTCGTTTGCGATCAGAGCCATCGCGGCATCGATCGACAAGGGATCATTCGAGAGTTGAAGCCGCTTGGGAACGGCCAACCCGGACGACAGAATCAAGTCGAGCGCATGTTCCGTTGGCAACCGCTCGTTATCCCGGCTGAACACGTCAAACGCAACGAACGGCTGACGCCCATTCAACTCATACCGCGTCCCATGGGCCTGAGCCAGCCACTCGCCGCAGACGCGCATCCCCTCGGCAAGCAGGCCGCTGAATCGATCGTGATGCTGCCTGACCCAGTGGGCGAACAACTGGTGCTGCTCGTAGGGTGACGATTGCGCCGGCCAGCCAGCGCGGCCGAGCGCCACGATCTGGCCATTGATTTTGGCCACAGCCACGCATGAGCCATCGAGTTTGACGGTCACGCTGACGATATCGTGCTTGTCGCGCGTCTTCTCGGTGCAGATGAGCGCCTGGCCCTCATGGCAGTGATGGTCGCCAGGCCCACGGCGGCTACCCGGCAGGTGCGGGATGCTGCCGTAAGCCTTTTTGCCGAGCGGTTTGACCGATTCGTTCATTTCAGTTGGGCGCCCGTGCTCTGCCAGCCGCGCCCGGATTCAGGGGTCCGGGCTGGACGCCCAAGCAGACGGGCCGCGGACGCCGGTTAGTCGTCGAACCACCGTGCGATTCATGCCCACGGTCCGCCTGCTTCGATGTCCGTGTCAGTTTGACACCGCCTTGCCTCCGATTTCCGGGTAACTCTCATCCATCAGCGTGTAATCGCCTTCTTGAAACAAGCGCCAGATAATGCAGCTTTGGTCCAGCGGTTCAAGCGATGAGTACACATCGAACTCGCTACCCATCCTGAGATTCCGCAATCGAAACTTGATAAACCTTCTCTCGTCCTTCGTGTAGCGCGGCATGATTTCCTTCAGCGGCCCAATCTTCTTCTCCAGAATCTCGACACGGAAGATGTCCGCACCTTCCTTGTAGTCGGCCCGTTCGCCGACTTGCCAGTCCTCTAAACTGTTGCGAATGCTCATTTCTTGCCAGCCTCCAGCCGCTTGCGCTCCACCATCCTGAGCTTGATGCGCTCGGCCCGCTTGCGGCCAGCCGTGGCGATGGAACGCACCTTCGACGGCTCCAGGGCCGTGACGCGCCGCCTGTTCGCCTCGCGCTTCCACAGCAGCCACTCGCGCTTGGTCGGCGCTTGGCCGTGGGCCAGCCTGAACGCCTTTCGGAGTAGTTTGGTCCGCGATCCGCTCATTTCTTCCTCCGCGCGATCCGGCGCAACGCGCTGATGCCCCAGTACTGATACCAGGATGTACGGATGTCGAGCACCCATTTAAGCGTCACCCAGACACCGAGCATCTTGCTCCACAACTCCGGGTCGTTCGCACTGAGTCCCTTGACGTCACCGGATACCATGAATTTGTCCAGCCGGTCGTGCAGCTTGCGGATGGCGGCTTCGGATTTCATGCTATCGTCCACTCTGAAGTTGAATCATCGGCACTGGCGATCCACCACCGCCCACGTAGAGCGGGTATGCGCCGTTCCATTTCTTGTCTAGGATTTCCAGTTGGCGCCATTCCAACAGCGAGGATGTCAGCGATTTCGTCAAAATTTCGTTCGATTGGGCCTCGCCCCTGGCCTTGGCAATCGCTTTCTGCGCTTCAGCTTCAGCTTGCCGTAATTCATTCTCGGCTTGGATCGCCCTCTGCGTTGCGGCGATCTTCGAATTGAGAGCATCCACCACACCCTGCGGCAACCGCATTGCCCCAATGAAACCAAATTGCTCGACCTGTACTCCAATCGCGGCCACTTCGGCGTTTACTCTGGACCTCACTGCGTTCAAAAACTCTTCCTTGCGCTGTCCGTAGAGCTCATCCACGGGGAAGGTGGACGCGACTTCGTTGAACGAATCCCTGGCGATATTCCGCAGAAACCCATGCGTGAACACGCGCAGGTCATCGTTGCGGAATTTCACGTAAAAAGCCGGCACTTTATCGTCCCTGAGTTGGTAACTCAGCGAGATGTCGCCGCAAACCACTAAGCCCTCTTTCGAGTTGAAGCATAGTTCCTCGTTGGCCGTGGAGCCTTCGTCCTCTCCAGCGGTCCACTGTGCTGTTTGCATGAACGTCGGGTACTCCAGCACGGTTGATGTGAATGGGTTGAAAAACACCCACCCGGTTGTCGGGGGATAGTCGTCAACGCCCCTGTCGCTACCAGCGTAGTTGACCTTGATCCCCACATGTCCAACGTCCACGCGAGTACAGCTTTGGGTCAACACGATGAGGCCGAACAGCACCCCAACGGCGATACAAATTGTCTTCAGCATCCTTCTGTCTCCTTGTAAAGACTCTGACTGTGAACACCCATGCCGCGACTATTCCGAGAAGAATCGCCACGCCTGCGAGAACGGCCATGTCCTCGGCCATCGTCATCAATTCGGCCGCTACGGATGCAAGCCGCAGGCTGACCAGAACCAGAATTACCGTCGCCGCAACCCGCAGGAAAATAGTCATACATCCCCCCGGAACGTCCGCTCGTCCTTGCCCAGCATCCTGATCTCGACAATCAGCTTCCCGCCGAGCGCCTTGACGTACTTCGCCAGCGTCAGCAAGTTCGCCCGCCCGGCGTCCCGCTCGATGCGGCTGGCGGCCTGGGTGGTCGCGCCCATCTTTTCGGCCACGCCCGCGAGACTCCGGGGAACCGACCGGCGGGCCTGGCGAAGCGCTTCGGTAATGTTCATCGGCAGTCCTTGGTCATGCAACACCAGTATTGCTCATGGCGATTCATCCTGTCAACGTCCGTGTTGTGGCCCCGTGTCAAACTGACACCGCTCTACGTCCAAAACCTCTTCTTCCGCGGCTCCGGCGGGAGCGTCTTCGGGAACGGCTCGAACGGCTCGACGGATTCCTTGTCGATCCAGCGTTCGCCGCCGGGAACCGAGTCGTCGAGCACGCACACTTCCCGTTCATCCCAATCCGCCAGCCGGTAAACCGTCGTCGAGACACCGACAGCGGCGCCGGTAGCCGGTTCGCGGGTGACAATTTTCACCGCCACCTTGCGGCCGATGCAGCCGGAATTGAGTTTCGACGTGTCGATCATGCGGCCTTGAACTCCACGATGGTCACGGGGCCTTCGGCTTTTGCCGCGACATCGGCCAGCAACTTCTCGGTGGGGCACCACCGTAGCGGCTCAGCGCCGCCATAGTGGTCCCACAGCAGCCAGCCACCTGCTTCCAGTTGAATGTACCCAATGAATCTCCAGAACCCCTCGTTGACCTGGGCGAGCACGTCGTTGCGACTGACTCCCCGGCGCTTCAGGGCGGCGATGACCATCAGCCCGCGCAACTGCCGGTCGTCGTAGAGCCTGCGGTGCCGCTCGATTTTGGGGACGACGTAGCCGTGCTCATCCCAGTATTGGAGTTGCCGGACGCTGAGGCCGGTCAGTTTAGATACTTCCTTGGTTTTGTGCATGGTTTGCTCCTAGAATCTTCTCGGCTAGCTCGCAAATCGCCGGGCCTTCGTGGGGGCCGGTAGCCTCAGCCCAGGGCGAATCCGCCTCCATCGGCCCCAGAACTACCCCGAAAAAGCCCTCGGATTGGTGGTAGATGTACCATTCGCCGATGCATTTCCTTTGCGCCAGCTTCTCCAGTACTACCCGCGCGTCGGCGAGGTTGTCGATTGGGGACCAGTCGCAGACATACCGCACATGAACCGAAAAATCTAGTGACCCTTTCGCCCACCACTGTCCGTCTCGTTGCTCCCACCCCATGACCTCGCGGGCGCAGAACTCGGCCCACTGCTCGGGGGTGCGGTCGGTGGTGGTTTCAGCGGGGGTCATTCCTCACCTTCTGAGGGGCAATGTGCCATTCACACTGCCCCTCTGCGGGGCAATCTTCCGGGTCACAAGGCACCTTGTAGCCCGGAGCGCAATACTCAGTCAGGCAGTTGCCAGGAGACAGGCCGCTCAGTTCGCAGCCGCAATCGCCCCTACAGTTGAACAGGCCGTCGTAGCCGTTGGCCTTCAAGTGTTCGCGCACGATCTCAAGAGCGTTCATTCCTTACCTTCCTTCGCCAACGCGTCGGCCCGCTCAAGCGCTGCTCCGAGATCGGCGTGGAGCTTGCGGGCTTTATCGATTCGCATGATGCGGGGAACCGCAAACGACAGCAGCACGTACCCGTTGCTGATTATGAAATCGCCGAAAGTGGCGAATCCGCCTTCGTCAATCTTGTCCGGATCTCTCATGGCAACGTCCTCTTGATCTCCATGGCTTCCCGCTTTGTTTTGATGTTCTTGTGAATCGGCGGATCGTACCGATAGCCGTGCTCATCCGGCCAAGCCTTCTGGATCACCCACGGCCCGTTCGCTCCCCGGCCAGGCAGCACCTCCCAATGGGGCCGCCTACCGCCGAAATTGCGACTAACCCTTATGGTCCACATGGCTCCCTCCGTTCGTCTTCCGGGGCGTCGGGGAGAAGGTCGAAGTCGCCACGCGATGCGACCTCACGCATATCTGTCCCAAAGGGTCGCACGACAAACCATGTCCCATCTCCGGCGATGATCTCAAACTTGGATCGATCACCATTTTCCCATCGGCCAATCCGCCCCACCAAATCCTCGGCGGGCTTGGCGGCTTCGCAGAGGCGTTCGAGGGCTTCCCGTCCAGCTTCTTCCGCTTCATCCATCCCACTTTGCGTAGGTGGAATTGACGCGCCAGCCAGACTCACCCAATACAATACGGCCTCGTTAGCCGAGTCGATCTCACTTTGCGTCATCGGATTGCTCCTTGGCGTTGCGGAAGGCATCACCCAAAGTACAGATATGGTCTATCCAGGTATGGTCGTCAAAGTTGTAACCGGCCCCATCCTTTTTGGAGACTTCTTCCGCCAGCTCCACCGCCGCCTCAAGCATCGGGGCACGGCGCTGTAACTCTGGCAACGCACCAGCATGGGACGGAATCCTGGAGATCAACTCCCGCAGCGTCATCTTCCGAAGGTCAGTCATTTCACCCTTTCAGTCCGTTGCCCGGATGCCACGCTCGTACAGGAATTCCGTTGCCGAGTCGAGCGTGGCGAACTTGTGAAGGCACTGCGGATGCGTCATGTACGCCTTGTGCTGGCCTTCGACGCTGTCGTTTAGCTCGAAAACTTCCCTGATGGCGCACAGCCAGCGACCGAAGCCTTCGATGTCGGTGATGTGAATCAGCTCTCCGCCAAGGTCATCCAGGCTGTCTTCAGTGAATCCCTGCCCGAACGCCCCGCAAGCCAGATCGTACAGCCTCAGCCGCAACGCCGACTTCTCGGCTTCAATCTTCTCGGTTTTGGTCTGTCGTTTTTTCATGGTTCCACCTTCTCGAACTCGTAGAGCCAAACCCAGTCGTTACGCAGCCATGCGCCACTGCCGTGGCGGGTGTCCCATAGATCGGTGAATGCTTCGCGGGCCGTCCACCAGGGCGTTACCTTGCGTCCCGGCCCCCTTCTACCGGCATACATGCCGGAGTTGTCGAACATCCTGATACCTTCCGCCCGTGCATCCTCTTCGCTGATGTCCTGGACGCGTTCTGGGCGCACGCTGAGCACGCGGAGACGGCAGCGCGAAGCCCACTTGGGCATCTGGGTGGAGTGGCGTCGCTTGAATCGCCAGCGCTTGAAATCGTCCCGATCAGATTCAGTTAAACCGTCCGCATCGTAGTAGAATTTCTCCCATGTGTCGGCACCTTCCCGCATGTCCGTGGCGGTCCTAAATGGGCGTTCCCATCCGTTCTCCCGGCACCAGATCAAGTCGCCGGGTTCAACCCGCGAGCGTACCCTGAAGACTCGATGATCGCCATCCACGCCGTAACCGGCCAACGGCACATGCAAGTACGATCCGCACGGGCATTCGCTCTGGTGTCCATCGGCGTAAGGGCGTAGTCCGCCGGTTCCCTCAAAATCGAGATCGCGCCAGCCGTCCGTGAACTCCTTCGCCGAGCGGCTGGTATTCGGGATTTCCCCGTTCACCGTGGAGTTCTTGGCGGAGATGATCTGCCGGTGCTGAGTCTTTCGGCCATCCAGGAAGGCCCGCATTTCGGCGTCGGCACAAATCATGGGGTGCTCTTTCATCCGAACAAAACCTCCTGCGCCAGGCGCTTGCGGATCAGCCTGACGTACTCCGGGTTCGCCTCGATCAGCACGGCGCCGCGACCTCCGGCCACGCGCCCATTTCGATCCCCTTCCGCCGCTGGTTGATCTGCCTTGTCCGGCACGCCTGAGGCGACCGCCCCAGGCTCTCCCCAATCTCCGCCCAGGTCTTGCCAGCCCGGCGCATCTCCACAAGCACACGATCTTCGTCAGTCGTCCAGCTTTTTTGTGGGAACAGCTTCTTCCGCTGTAGGCCAGCCAGCCCAGCCTTCTTTCGCAAGTGTTGAATAACGCCCTTGCCAACTCCGTATTTGCGTGTCAGCGCCAACGCGCTCGCCCGCGGATCGAATACATCCTCCGGCACACCGTCCCTGAAATGCTTCCGGTACTGATGCCGAATCCCGAACTTCCGGCGAGTCTGCTGAACAACCGCACCAGAAACACCCGCCTTCTGGCCTGCTTCCTCGCAAGCCAGCGAATCGTCCGCCACGATCTCCAGCAGCCGCACGCACTTCCCGCACAGCCCGTCCCCGTCCAGCCGCCCATCCGGCAGCCGGCACCGCACGCACAGCCGGCCCCTGCACGCCTTCTCGATTATCTGCCGCACCCGCTGCCGCGTTACCCCAAACTCAAGCCCAATCGCCGCCAAGGTCATCCCCCCGGCCCGCATCTCCACGATCCGCCCGTCCCGCCGTGTCAGTCTGGCACCATCCGCCATGTCAACAGCAGTGTTGCATAACCGGCCCGTCCCTGTCAACCCGGCCGAAACGCCCTCGCGATGTACCGCGCCAGCGGCTTCACTCCCATTCCCCCTCCGCCGCCCGCTCGAACTCCACCGAAACCGGCTTCTGCGCCTGCCCGGCGCTCCCAGGGGCATGCTCTTTCCCCTTCCCCCTGTCCGCCGACCCACCTCCCCGCCGGCACTCCGCACACCGACACCCCCCTCTCGGCCCAGGCGCGTGCAACACCGTCGCCTCCCGCCCTCCACGCCCCCGCCTCAGCTTCCCCAACTCCCGCATCACCGCCGACCGCCTCTCCCGGCTCATTAGCCGCCCATCCTTCCCCTTATGTCTCCACATCGCGATCTCCTGGAACGGCGTCAACGATTCTTGGCTAAATTCATCCATACTTCTACCATTATCGCATAAACCCGTACCATAATCGCACCATGTTTTTGCCTCCCGTAAGTCGTTGAAAATACAACTCGTGTACCATGGTCGCAGGAATCGGGATGTATGTGGACGGAGAATCGTGATACCACGGGCAGATGGGAACCCATTCCTGTGAAAAGGGGGCATGGGGGTCGCGCACGAGGTCCACCACTGCCAGCCGCGCCACCGACCGAGCCTGGCCACCACACCCACCGCACGGGCCGCGACTCGTCCACTTCCACCAGCTCCGGCCACGCGCTCGACCGCTCGACCAGCAGCACTCCACCAGTAGCACTGACCACAACATGTTGTGGTTGCCTATTTTCCTGGGTGTTCCATAATTCCGGCATATCGCTGTATCTGTATGACAGCACAGTAGTTAGTTTCGATTTCAGAAGTTTACACAATACATGTTATACGACATTATCAACCCTGCCAGCGATTCGACCTGGTGCGGTCCTGACGCTGCGGCGGGCCTGCCATCACTGCTGCCGGCGGCGCCGATAGTGCTGATTCGGAGGGCCGAGCAATAGACTGTCTCACATGAGACACTTTGCGCCATAAAGTGTCTAACGAGTGTCTCACACCCCAAGGGAAAGACCTCCGACTGTCATAAATCCTTACAGTCGTAATCCCCAAACTGTCAGATTTTTCTGACACCTGTCAGATTTTTCTGACACTCTACTGTCAACACGAGTGTACTAATTGTAAAATCTTCGCCGAATCGCCAATAATTATCATAATCCGCTTGACTAGCCCCGAAATGCAATGCTAGTATTGCATTATGACTGGCGAGCATAGCGGTTCGAATGGCTCGCCGGGATGTAGCGGTATGGGTGGCGGATCAATCGGTGGTAAGAGGCTGGCAGGCGGGACGAACGCTGGGCCGGCCGTTTCGCCGAGACGATCCGATGAGCCGAGGCTCTATGCTACCAAAGCCGTTGAAACCAAAGGAGATGCCATGAAAGCTCAACCACAATTCATCAATCGTGAATCGGCTACGGCTCAGGCGCTCTACATCGTGGACCGCCTGCAACGTGGGGCCAAGCACAGAGCATGGAATTTACTGGAGCGAATCAGGGTACGGCTCTACGAGGCTGGGACAGACCTCTGGACCAGCGACGAGGTTTCCAGATGACGACCCTAATCCCCCTCTCAATCGTGGCGGCGGTGGTGGCGATCCTGAATACGGATGACCCGCTGACCGCAGTTATCGTGCTGGCGTTCTCGCTGGCAATGGTAGGGACGGAGCGGAGAGTTAGGCCGCATCGTTCCACTGACAAGCTGATTTAACCCCGTGTCAAACTGACACGAAACTGAGTAAACCATGCTGAATCAATCAGATACAAAATTCGAGTTAGCCTGTTCGCGGTTTGATCTTGATCGCGCACAATCCGCGTTGTGCTCTGCCGTCATGCGTTGGCGCGATGCTTGGCACGCGGGCGAAACAGACCTGAAGCCACTGGTTGCCGTGGTGGACGATCGCGCGGCGGAGGTTCGCCGATTGGCACGGGCGGTTGTGGCTTTGGCTGGCGCCCAAAACTGAGACCTTCGCGCATAGGGAGCGGGCGGGCGCCGTCCGTTCCCCTTGCGGGGACGTTTCCCCTGGAGATACCGACCATGAAATTCACACTTGAGATCGAAATCGATGCGATGCGAACCGGCGAGGATATCGCCAGAGTATTGCGCAACGTTGCAACGCAACTCGCAACTCTGGACGAAGATCGTTTGAATCATCTGACGCCTTCCGACAATTGGAGTATCCACGATATCAACGGGAACCGCCTCGGTTCGTGCGCCGTCACCGGAAGCCGGAAGGTGACCCGATGACCCCCGCCGATGCCAAAGAACGTGCCGCGCAAGCTCTCCGGGAGCTGAGCGCGGACCTTGCGGCCGGCAAGTCTGAACGGCTCACGGCCTATCTCGAAACGATGCGCCGTTTCAGGCGCTACTCGTGGCGCAATTGCATGATGATTGCCATGCAATGTCCGGGCGCTACGAACGTGGCGGGTTTTCGGACCTGGTTGCAGCTTGGCCGCCACGTCCGCAAGGGCGAGCACGGTATTCTCATTCTCGCCCCGATGCTCTGCAAGGTCAAGGGCGAATCGGACGGGGAAACGGGCGAACCCGAGCAAGGCGAACCGGAGCGGGTGACGTTCTTTCGCGGCGTCTACGTGTTCGACGTGACCCAAACCGAAGGCGAACCACTACCCCAGATCGCCAAGCCCCAAGGGGAACCCGGCGAACTGCTGGAACGGCTCAAGGCGTGGACCGTGGCTCAGGGAATCGAGATCGTTTATCAGCACGTCTCGGGCACACTCGGAACGTCCGCCGGCGGGCGCATCACCATCAAACCGGGCCTTGAGCCTGCTTACGAGTTTGACGTGCTGGCGCATGAGCTCGGCCATGAGCTATTACACCCGCTGGAGCGGCGCCGGGAGATGACCGCGGCGCTAAAGGAAACTGAGGCTCAGGCTGTGGCTGCGGCGGTTTGCGCGGCGGCCGGCGTGGAGTGCGGGGCGAATAGCGCCGATTACATCCACATGGCTGGCGACCCGAAAGCCCTCAGCGACTCGCTGAGCGCGATCTATCGGGCCGCGACGCGGATCATCGACGGACTGACCGGGGAACCGGCGGACATGGAGGTTGCAGCATGAAAAAGGCTTTTACCCTGCTGAACACAAAGGCGCTTGCCGACCTTGACGCCTATTGCAAACGCCGCAAGGCGTCTGAATTGGACGAGACGGCGCAAGAGCTTGACGCAATCGCAGTGCGGGCCGTCCGCATGGCCGCCTATCTGATGAGGCGTTCCGGCGACGGCTGCGGAGATGATGGACACGCGGCGGCCGTGAAGCATCAGAACAAGCAGGCCGCCAAGGTCCGCAAGGCAATCGGATTCACCTATCCGAAGCAGGACATCCACTTTTAACCCGTGTCAGTTTGACACGGCGGAACAAACGACGGAGTACTTGTTTTAGCCGGGCAGCCCCCGGCAGGAGATGGAGATGAAAACAGAAAAAAGAATCACGGTATGGCCGGATGACACAATGCCTGGTGATGCTTTCGCGGGACCCGCTTGGATCGTCAGCCGCGACGATGAATCGAGCGACACTATCGCAATTTTCGAGCACCGGAAAGATGCCGAAGCGTCGGGCAGGAAGCTCGCCAAAATCGAGGGACTGCCACTCTATTACCAAGACGAGCAAGGCGTGGCGACAAAAATCCTGTGACCTCCCCCGCACTCCATCTCGCGGTGGAGCGCTCCCGGCGATGCGCGCCGGGCAGGCCCAGGGCGATACGCTGGGCCGAAACCCCAGATAAGGCCGTGCGAAGGCGTAGGCGGCCACCGCGCAAGCGGTCCACGGGGACGCAGGCCGGTCAACCCGGCAAGTGAGGGAACCATGAACAAAAAACAGCAGTCCGAACGGGACGAGTACATCTCGAAACTTCGCGCGACGCTGAAACCTGGCGACACGCTCCACACCGTGCTCCGGCAAGTTTCACGTACCGGCATGAGCCGCGTGATTGACGTTTACCACTTCCGGGCGAAACGCGGCAAGGTTGAGCGGTCCTGGCTCTCGTACTGGATTGCGAAAGCCTGCGGATTCACCTTCAGCACGGGCCGCCCCGAGGGGATCAAAATCGGCGATTGCGGTATGGATATGGGCTTCAAAATCGTTTACAATCTTGGCCGCACGCTGTATCCCAAAGGTGTTGGGTGCTCTGGCGAAAACTACCAATCAAACGACCACACAAACGGCGACCTTAGCCGCGTGCAGCACAGCAAGAGCAATCCCCATTGGCATTCCGACGGCGGATACGCTTTCCGGCATGAGTGGTTGTAGTTGAATCGGCCCGGACAATCCGGGCCAGTCCTCAAAGCCGCCACCGCCAAGTGGTGAGGATGGGTAACGCTGAGCGCGGCAAGGGAGATACCAGACCATGAAAGCCTACAACGTCATCGAGTACACCGAAGGCCCCGGAGCCGAGCATACCGAGCTCGCCCGCGACACCGTGACAGCCGAGAACGCCGCAGACGCGCTCCGGCTCAATTACCCGGCATGGAGCAAGCAATTCCCCATTACGAGTGAAGGCCCTGACCGCGCCATCTGCGAAGGCACCCACGCTTACGCCCGCGTGAGCGATATGCGGTATTTCATCGAAGCCGAGCCAGCCGACCCCGAAGACCTCGCCCACGGACCGCTCAACCTCACCAAGCAGGAATTCGCGGCCGTGCTGGTCGGCCTGCGAATGCTTCAGCGCGACGTTGAGCGCTACGGCCCTGGCGCGATGTCTACCGCTTGGGATCATTTCATCGGGGAGAGTGTGCTTTGCCCCTCAACCAAGCAGATCGACGTTCTCTGCGAACGGCTGAACTGCGGGCCTGATCCGCTACCAGCCAACATCGGCGATATCGTGGCGGGTCTGCTTGCACTCAGCGATGAGTTGGACGACAGCAACCCCGGATCGTCACTGAACCGGGCGATTGAACTGCTTGGCACGCTGAACAGCGGAGGGACCGGCCATGCTGAATGATCCCCTCGCAATTCAAGGCGAAGCCCCAACGGGCTTTCGCGGTTTCGTCCAAGCGCTCAAGCGCAACGGGCGCGGCTGTCCGCCGGTCCTGGGTATCCCAAGGCCGGGGGAGCATCCCTGGGTAGTCGATTCCGGGCGCGCGTCAATCGCGCTGGAAGGGCTAACCATCACGAGTATCGGGTTCGAAGCCGCTGACGACGGGCCGCCGGGCAATTGGCGCGGCACAATGCCACAGAATGAAGCCGCTACCAGGCTGGTCGTCAAGGGCTACCGGCAAGGCGTTCGCTGGCCGGGTTACGCGGTCTACCGCTTCACTCAAGCCGCGGCGGGCTATAACTGGGGCAACGTCCACAAGGCCGGATGGGGCAATCGCCGCCATTTCGAGCGCAACATGGGCGGCGTGCTGGTAGGTAATGCCAAGTGGGGCGAGAGCCGCCGCAAGGTGAAAGTCATCGCCAAGATGACCCCGGCCGAAAAGACCTGGACCGCTCACCTAAAGCGCATCGAGAAGCAATGGGAGCGGACTTACGACCCGCTGAAGTTTCCCGAACGGCTTTGGCCGCGGCGCGAACGCGGGACATTCGACGACAGCGACCGGCAATCATGGTCCGCTTGGCGCAAGGGGAAACCGGCGCGCCGGCAGTTGGGCCGAATCTGGCGGGCCTGGCTTTCGACGGGCGGGAAGTCCGAAGCGAAACTGTACAATATGCTGCGGGCCGCCGGGTTCAGCGTGACGACCATGGGCGAAGCGAAGCAGGGCCGCTCACGCTCCAATAACGACCGCTATCTGAGCTTGGCCGGGTACGTCCGCCAACTCTGGCGATTCGCGGGCGGGCAGAGCCGACCGCCGAAACTCGATGAGTACCACGGCCAGTTGTACGGCTGGGGTGTCAGCGACCGTCATCGGGACTGGGCCGGGGAACTCAGGGAATACCGCAACCTTCAGGCTGAGCGGAACTGGGTACTTGACGAGCTGCGGAAAGCAAAGCAGGCAACCGCCGGGCCTGCGGAACCGGCGCCGATCGAGGTTGAGGCAGTCGCCTAACCGGACATTCGCGCCCAGGGCCGGGGCAGACCACCGCTCCGGCCACAGGCGGGGATTTCCCCAGGAGCACCCATGGACTTTATCTACGTCTACTCAGCGACTCACCCAACCAGGGCCGGGCACATCGTGCGCGGCCCCGTCAAAACCGACGACGAGGGCTACCCGGTCAGCCGGAATGTCATCATCGCCGACAAGGGGAAACCGGAGGACATCGTGAACCGGGCCGAACAGATGGTCCGGCTTGGTTCGCGCGTCCCTGAGTTCTCCATCACCGCCGCCCGCAGCATTCTCGAATACTACGGGCGAAACCTGCCTGCCAACTGATATGGCAGTGCCAAACTGACACCGAACACAGGAGCGAAACCAATGCCAATCACGAAATCACGTACCCGCCGCGAACTCGCCGAAACCGTGTTCGCCAGCGGTAAAAACCGGCCTGTCATCCTGGAAATCTGGGATGGCGTGGCCTACGTCTACCCCAAGGGCCTGCCGACTCAGCGCAGGCAAGTCAGCGTGGCCGGGTCATGGCTCCACGCGCAAGTGGTCGAAGCGAATATCCCGCGCATCCGGGCCAGCCGCCGGGTTGCGTTCCGAAGAGAGGCGGTGGGAGCATGAAGCCAGACAGAATCACATTCGAAACCGAGATCGGCCGTATCCGTTACGGTGACGGCCGATCTTTCGCCCAGTACCAGATCATCATGCGCCACGGCGGGCGAGTGGCCGGAATCGAGTTGGGGCCAGACCGCGATACGGTTCTCGCCCGCGCCGCCAGGGCAGCAGCCGCGAAGCGGATCAAGGCACTCGAATCGCATTGCCTGTTCGCCATCCGGGTCACGCGCAAGCACATCAGCGACGGCGAGGCCCGCAGTTGCAGCCAGTGCGCCATCGCCCAAGCGCTGTGGCATAACCAGGAACGGATGGGCTTTCCGAAGAGCGAATACAGCTTCGACGTGAAGCCATACGGGTGTTGGACATCACCCGAAGAACTTGGAATCGTCCTGCGAGACGACAGCTACGACGACATTGCACGCATCCCGGTTGGCTCTCTTCCGCAAATCGTAATCAGCGGGCTTGACGCCGGGATGTACAACGAGCCGATGGACGAATGGGCGATGGCCTGGGACGAGTGGGCCGAGTCCAGGGGCATCCCGATCCGCGAATGGCGCGAAGAGCACGGCCACGAGGACGATTACCGGCCCTACCGTCCAGGGCCGTGCTCGTTTGTGCTCGACTTCAATGCGATGGTCGCGGTACAAGGGGAACCCGGCGAACCGTGATTCCGTGCCAAACTGACACCGCCGCTACTTTTTCACCGGCTCTGACTCAATCAGGGCCGGTGCTGGTCTTGGCATCGGCAGCGTGTGGTTGATCGGCACCTGCGCGGCTGGCATCACCATGTAATTCATCTCGATCAGCGACCGCCCGCCGCCTTGCTTCGACTGGCTGCGCTGCACGTTGGCATAGCTGGCCGCTTCCCCTAGCGACCGCTCCAACGCCCCACCGTTGAGCAGCTTCGTGGCCTGTTCGAGCAACTTCACGCGCTGGACTGGATCGCAAGCCGGGTCCGCCGCCATCCCGGTCAACTGCCGCACCGCGCCGAGCTGCTCCTCATGGACCGTCAGCGCCCTGTCCTCGTAGAAACGCTCGACCAATTCGACCCGGCGCCGCACAGCCGCCAACCGCTGCGGCTCGACTTCCACATCGAATGCGCGTTCGGGCGGGCCAACCATCGCTTCCCGGCTCCGCGGCGCGCTCATCGACAGTTGCCGCGCGGGCACCATCTCCGCGGCCTTGGCCGGTTCCGCCCGCCCCAACCCCTGTGTCTTGATCCGGTTCCCCAATACGTCGTCCCTGAATCTCGTCAGCGTCGGCCGGGAAACCGGCGGATCGAGCCAGCGCAGGATCGAATTCATCGGCTCGCCCTCGGTCACAGCTTGAAACAGGGCTTCCACCTGCGGGTGCATCTCGCATTTCGAACGTCTCTTGGGTAGCGACCTTCGCATCGTCCACAGTGTAGCAAACGAAAATAATGCAACATTAGTGTTGACAGGCCGGATTATGGCGTGCTACCTTGAAATCGTGCGATTCAGGCCAGACGGAGGGCTGATTACCAGGGTCCGCGAGCCGTGGGGTTCGAACGACCTGGCAAAAGCCACGGGACACGGCCAGCCGGGCATCTACGAAGTGCTCGAACTGAAGCGGCACGCCACGCCGGGGTTCCGGGCCGACCTTGCCTACGCGGTCGGCTTGGAGCCGGAAGAGTTCGACCGGCGCCTGTTCGCCGGGCAGTACCGGGACATCGCCATGCTCAAGAGCGACCGCACGATGTGGCGGCTGGACCCGGACGGCCTGTACCGCTGCCGGATGTGCGGCAAGACGGAGCCGAAGTGGGTCAATCACATTCTGACCCACGAGCGGAACCACAATAATCAGACCAAGTGGCAGAGGGGGACGATATGAGCGAAACTCCCGACCGCGTTGCCGCCGATCTCCGTGCCCATGAGGCGGCGGAAGAGAAGCGCCCGTTCTGGACCTGCAAGGGCTGCCGGGCGGAACTATTCGAGGAAAACGCCGTCGCTCAGAATTGGCTCGTGTGCAAGGTCTGCGGAGAAGCGCTCTGTGAGAATTGCTGTGTCGAGATGGCCGCGGCCGGCGTGGTTTCGTTCGTCGATTGCGCTCAATCGGCGCTCAGGTTCGAACCGCTCCAGAATGCGGGCGTATGCTCCACCGCCTGCCTTGCCAGAGCCTACGACCTGGACGGATGGGAGTACCGGAAGTCGCGGCTGCTGAAGCACTGCGAGGACGCGATGGAAGGGGCAAATGCAATCGCCGTCGATCCCGCTTGCGAAATAATCAGGCTTGCCCTGATGCTTCAGACGTTGGCAGATCGGGTCCGCGCCGTCTGCAACCTTGACAGGGGGAAGCGATGAAGATGACGGCGCGAACAACGGAAGACATTCTACGGGAGAAGGGCTGGAAGCAACACACGTCTGGCCTGTATTGGCACTGGGACTACCTACGTCAGTACACAGCGGAGGAAGCGCTAGAGATTGAGTGCAGGCACGATCCCCCTGCCCCGCGCCCAACGTGCGGGACGTGCCCGCACTGGGTAGAGTTGCCGGAGGGCGAAGACACGCCGCCTCAGACCGGGAGTTGCCAGTTTGTGCCGGTACCAAGTCGCGTGAATTTGAATGAAAGCTGCGATAGGGATTGGTCGTGCAGCCAGCACCCCGACATGGGCGCCTGGATCGAGAAGGAATGGCCGAAGGTGAAACGATGACCGACAAGGAACGTGAGCAGTTCAGATACGAGATGGCCCGTGGAATGCCCAACATGCCCGATCAGGGCGACGGTATTCGGCTCGACAAGTGGGATATCCTCTACCCGGCGATGAAGGAAATCAAGGCGTTGCACCGGCGCTGCGATAGACTTCGCTGGTGGCTTGCGTTCGCCCTTGGGTGCATCTTCGGCTCCTGGGTTATCGGGGTTATCCGGATGTGGCGATGACCCAAACGGAATCTGAAATTTCAGTGTCAGTTTGACACGGAGAGAATTTGCCAGTGACCATCGCAGGAAAATGCCGCCTAACCTTGCTGGTCGGCTCTATCATCGCGACCATCGTGAGCGGGGACGTTTCGTTTAACGCCGGAGTCGTAATTTCAGTCGGTGTCTGGCAACTCGTGGATTCCCCATCCAGCACACAACCTGCGCCAAAGGTAGATCCCGAATGACCGCCCCCGAACTCGCCGCCATCATCGACAAGGTGTGGGATGAGATAGATCAACCGGCGGGGCGATCCGCCGATTTCGCTGGCATACCGCATTTCCTGGAAGCGTTGAGGAAAACGAGAATGTTCGATGAAATCACGACGGAATTTTCCGCGCTTCCTGAAACTCCACCCATGCTGGCGCTCGCTAGCCGTTCGCTCTGCCGGGGTTTGTTCGTCGGCATTCACCTCGGCAAGGCGATTCGGGAAGTCGAGGAACTGGAGGGATTGGGGAGATGACGAAGGAGCAACCAAATGGGTGAATCGCTCGACGATGTAATCGCCATCTCCCGAATGCGGAAACAAGAAGCCGCCGTGCGCCGCGATGCGCGTCTGGCCAAAGTCGGGGCGGAGATCAAGGCCGTGGAGGACGCTGGTTTCACGGTGAAGAAGTGTACCGAGTATCATTACCAGATCAACGGCGTGCTGAACTTCTACCCATCTTGGCGGAATTACCACCATTCTATGACCGGCAGGAAAGGCAAGGTCAAGCCGGGGCGCTTGCTGGCTTTCGTCAAGTCTGTGTTTGGGGAGCAGCTATGACGGTTGAACAGTTGATTGACAAACTCCAAGCGTTCCCGCTGGACGCGACAGCCTGCATGGCCGTCGGCTTCGGCGACACAACGGCTTTCGAAATCACCGATGTTGACTGGCTTGCAGCCGGGGAACCAGCCTATACACGCGCCAACGGCTTAATTGAGCACTGCGACAGACGTTCCATCGTGCAGGTTGACAGGGATTACATCTAATGAACCTCTGCGTACTCGGCTCCGGCTCCAAGGGCAACGCCATCCTGATCTGGGAGCCTGCTCCGCTCGCCGCCAACAACCAGCCTTGGCCGCTGCCCTGGGCCGTGCTGATCGACTGCGGCCTCGCCGCGGCAAACATCGCCGCCGACCTCAAACAGTTCAAGATGGCCCCGGCCGATGTGAAGGCGATCCTCATCTCGCACGCCCACGGCGATCACTGGCAATCGCTGCTGCCGTTCTGGAAACACTGTCCCAGCGCAATCGTCTACGCCCACGCGGCCACGCTCAAGACAATGCGCGACAAGCTCGGCGAGAAGAAACCGTTCCCCGGCGATGCGCGCGCCGTCGAGTTCGGTAAGCCATTTGCACTCAGCCGGGACCATGCCAAGCTGTTCACGGGCATCGGGCTGGCCTGCGAGCACAACTCCGAAGGCGCGATGACGTTCTGCCTGAAGAATTACTCCGGCCGCAAGATAGCGATCTGGAACGAGACTGGCAAGATCACGGCCGAAATGTGGAAGGCGGGCCTCGGGGCGCAGGTGTACGGAATCGAGATGAACCACGATCAGACGGCGTGCTTGGAGAACCCAGACAGGCCCGAGACGGTGAATCAGCGGACGTGGTCAACGCATGTCAACAACGACCAAGCGGCGCTGGCGATCCAGAGTTTGCCGGAAACGGCGCATACGGTCGTGGCCCTGCACCTGTCGGGCGAGAACAACGACCCCGAGCTCGTGCGGCGCATCATGGCCGAGGCGAACGCCCGGCGCCGCAAGCGGCTCGACGCGGTGATCGTGTCGAGCCAGGATGTCGCTACCAGATTGATCGAGGTTTAGGGGAAAAACAATATGGCCGACAACGCAGACCTCTTCGATGACACCCACTGGCTAGACGATGGAAACGGGAATAAAGTAGAGCGGCCTTCATGGATAAAGCACTCTCAACTCTCTGTTCTCTGTTCTCCGACGCAAGGAATCCACTTCTATACCAGACTGAACAACGATTGGCTGGATGATCCGTGGCAGGATGAGGATGTTGAGTTGTACGAATGCTGCACGTTCCGAGGGGGGATTGAGCAGGTGATATGGGATGAACTCGGCGGGGAACCAAGCGATGATAGCCCCTACGGAAGACATCCATCATCAGCAAATGTGTCGGGACATGTTGTTAGGCATCTGCGAGACTTGCGTGATTATATTAACCAAACAATAGCCTATCTGGAAACCTTGCCAGAGTCACCGAAAGAAAGCATCGAAGACGAGGTTTGACGGACCATTTATGAGCAAAGAAACGAAAGCAGTCGCGGTGATCCAGCCGCAAGCCGTATCCAAGCCAGTCGAACTCAGCTTTACCCCGAAGCAGGTTCAGGTCATCAAGGACACCATCGCCAAGGGTGCGACCGATGAAGAACTGGACTATTTCCTGGCGGTCTGCAAGGCCACTGGGTTCGATCCCTTCCGGCGGGAAATCCATCTTGTCAAACGGTTCAGCGCCAAGGAGCAGCGGGATGTTCCGACAATCCAAGTTGGCATTGACGGCCTACGCACACAGGCCGAAAGCACGGGCCAGTACGCGGGCCAGCGCGGGCCGTTCTGGTGCGGCAAAGATGGCGTCTGGAAAGACGTGTGGCTTCAAGACGAGGCTCCCGCCGCCGCCAAAATTGAAATCCTGCGTCACGGGTTCACCGAACCACTGGTTCATACCGTTAAATTTTCGAGTTATTGCCAATCGTATTTCAATAGGCAGACGAACCGGCGCGAACCTGCCGGTCTCTGGAACACAATGCCGGAGGGACAGATCGCCAAATGCGCTGAAGCAGGCGGATTGCGCCGCGCATTCCCGCGCAACCTGCGCGGCCTCTACATCGCCGAAGAGTTGCACCAGATGGACAACGATGCGCCGCCCGAAGTCCTCCAGCAGCGCATGGCGACGGCGGTGCTCACCGCCCCGGAATCGAATGTGCCCGCCGAGATCATGCAGTCTATTCGGGACGCCTCCCACAAGGTCAACGTGGAGCAGGCGGTCGCCAATAAACACATCGCCGAGTTGTCGGCCAAGTGGGATTCACTCGACGAAGCGGGCCGAAAGAAAGCCGTGAACGAGATTCTGGACCCGTGGCTGGAAGTCTACAAGAAAAACCGGGACGCGGCCAAGGCGAAGTCCACGGCCCGCAAGATGGCGGGCGCTCCAAAGCCGGAACCAGAACCAGAGCCACCCGCTCAGCCCGCCACGAAGCCGCAGGCTCCCGCGCCGGCGCCGCAGGCCAACTCCGCCCCAATCCCCGATCATGTCCGGGCCGCTAATCCTTGGGTCGATGTCGTCCAAGGCGTCAACCCCGACGACTACGGCGCGGCGAGCAAGGCGGTCGCCACGCAGGGCGGGAAAGCCGAGAGCGCCGATGAGTTCGTGGACGCCATGGACCCGGTAGCCGAGACGGAGCGGTTCCTGGGCCGGGAGCCGGGGGACGAGCCGCCGGAAGAGTTTGAAGAGGAACCGCCGTTTTAGCAGTGTCAGTTTGACACGGAGATAAACCATGAATGAAATCCCGAGTTCGTCTCAACAGGTTAAGACACCCGGCTGTGGACCGGAGAATCCAGGTTCGAGTCCTGGACTCGGGGCCAGCACCCGAGCGTTTATCCCACACATGGACGGGTTCAGCGCAATCCTGCCGGACGATGTGATCTTCGCGGCCTTTCGAGGCTCAGTGGCGCACGGCATGTATCTGCCCGAGAGCGATCCGCATTCGGTGGACGACGTGGACGTGATCGGGTTTGCCGTGGCCCCGAAAGCGCACTACATCGGCCTCACCGAATGGGGTTCTCGCGGCACCAAGGAAACCAAGCAGGGCAAGTTCGACCTGTTGTTCTACGAACTCCGCAAGGCTTTCTCGCTGCTGCTGGCCGGGAATCCCAACATCATGAGCTCACTGTGGACAAGGCCCGAACACCGGATTGTCGCTTCCCCACTCAGCAATTTGCTCATAGCGAATCGCGCGCTGTTCATCGGTCGCCATGTCTACAAGCCGTTCGCCGGATACGCGGCGGGGCAGTTGGAACGGATGGAATGCCTCGACCGGGCGACATTGCAGGACTACCTTGAACTCGTTGCCGAGATGAAGCAACGCGGGATTCATCCGCAGCATCGCGGCGAGAAGTTCCCGGTTGAGGAAACCACCATTTTCGCGTTCCACGAAGATCAGCATCTCCGCGATAAGTTGAAGGCGTTTCATTCCAAGAACTCGAATCTCGGCTACCTGGGTGAGAAGCGCAAGCGCCTGATCCTGGAGCGCGGATACGACACCAAGCACGCCGCTCATTGCATTCGGCTGCTGAGGATGTGCCGGGAGTTTCTCGACTCGGGCACGCTCAACGTCTACCGCGAGCGGGATGCCGATGAACTTCTCGCCATCAAGCGCGGGGAGTGGTCCATCGAGACAGTGAAAGAATGCGCCGAGGAATTGTTCGCGGAGGCGAAGGCCGCTCGGGACCGTTCTATGCTGCCGCTGGAGCCGAGCCGCGAGGTAGCCGAGGAACTGCTAATGGACCTCATCGCGATGAAACGTTTTCCCGTGTCAGTTTGACACGGAGCCGGAGGCCGAGAAATGACCGACAATCAAGTTCACGAAATCGTGGAGAAGATGATGGACTCGGATAGGGTGATCGCGGAATTGATGGCAAACACTAAAGGACATCACTCCCGCATCAAGATTCTACAGCATGAAGTCGCAATACTACAGAAACTCTTGGCGACTGAATTCGGTAGTCGCTATAACTGGAAGTTGACAAGAACATGGATTCATCCAGGACAGCTTGGGCGGCGTTCTAATCAACAACGCAACACCGAAACCTTTGAAGTTTTTGGCAGCCACGCAAGTGTCTTGGATCATCCATTTTACTTCCGCGAGCGGCAGCGCCCGTATCATCCAGCAGCTATTGCAGTGCATTTATACGACTGGCCGCATGTCACCGACCTCGCCGAGGAACTCTGTTTCCGATACCGAATTGGCTACCAGCTTGGGAATGATCTGTGCTTCCCGTCATGGTGGTATCCAGGCCGGACCACGCTGCTAGTCTATACGCCTGGCCTTGGCATTGAGGGGACATAATGAAAGATAATCTCGACAAAATTGTTTCCGAGACCTACGCTGACCTAACACTCAAAGAAGTTGGCGATGCCATTCCCAAGCATGCCGGGGATGTTATTGAAGCCGTAGCCCGATCAGCGTTTGGACGTGAATGGGACAGGCGAATGATGGGTATTACTGTGTCCCGTCCATATAAAGGCAAGATGGGCGAAGTTGAGGCGTTGGTTCTGACGGCGCTTCATGTCGGATACGAAATAGGTCTGCGGCTAAGCAGCCAGCATCACTCAGAACGAAGTGTTATCCAATAGGAGTAACCCATGGAACGAGCAGAAGTGAAATCGTCGCAGATCGCATCGGTCGGCTACGACCCCGATAAGAGAATCCTGGAGATCGAGTTCAAGACCGGCAAGGTCTACCAGTATTTCGAGGTTCCCGCCGACGTTTACGCGGAGCTCATCCTGGCCCCAAGCACGGGCCGTCAGTTCAATCAGTCGATCAAGGGCAGCTACCGCTACGAGGCGGTGGAGCCGGAAGAGGGAGGCGGGAAATGAAAGTCACCATCAACCGTTTCGGCGATGGGCCGGATTCCTTGCAGGAATTCGCCGACAAGCACGGCTTGGAGTTGGTGGTCGATGAGCGGTCCATGCCGTGCTCGCCAGCCTCGCGATACCACGCCTCGTTCGCTGGCACTGAGATAAAGGAAGGTCCATTCCTGAGTGGCGCGTATGGCGATGGCCACACGCCCAACGAAGCAATCCAGAACTACGCCATGAAACTTCGCGGCAAGACCCTCGTGGTGGACGCCTACAAGCCCACGCGCTGCGAAATCAAGGTGCCGAACGAACTCTACTACGAACCGCAGGAGACCTCATGCCACTCAGAATCACCCGCCTAACCATTCAGAACATCGGCCCTCACGCCGATGTCACCTTCGCGTTCTCGCCCGGCCACAATCTGATCGTCGGGACGAACGGCTCCGGCAAGTCCACGGTACTGCGGGCCATCTCGCTCGCCCTCACCGGAACCTGCCATCTCACCGACAAGCGGGGCCGCGGATTCGAGCGCCTGATCCGCACCGGCGCCGCCGAATCGTCCATCAGCCTCACGCTCGACCCCCACGGCACCGTCCAGCGCACGCGGAGCGCCAAGAAGCACAAGCTCACGCTCTCATGGGCCGATGGCGACAAGGTGAGCGACAACGAGACCCGCCTGCTCGACGCTCTGCAACTGCCAGCGGAAACGATCTGGGCGATGTTCGACCCGATCCCCGTGCTGGAGCGCCCCATCGAGGACCAGCGGGCGGCGCTGCTGCGGGTGCTGCGGCCGGCGAAGATCACCGTGCCGCAATCGCTGCTGGACGCCGGAATTCCGACGATCTCCGGTATCGAGCACATCGAATCGCTGCTGAAGGACCACAAAGAGGTCACGCTGCGCGATCTCAACCGCGAGGCCAAGTCTCTCGACGATCATCCGCCCGAAGAGCCTGGCGAAGAGCCGGAGGGCGTGAACCTTGACGCGAGGCTGAAGCTGCTCGACGGCCTAAATGCCAAGTTCGTCGCGTTGACCAAGGAACTGCAAACCGTATCGTCCGCCATCGGCATGTTCGAGGAACGGATTCGGCGCGCGGAGCAGGCGGGGCCGCGGCCCACGGCGGAACAATCCGAGGCGTTGACGAAGGCGATCATCGAGAACGCCGAGAACCTGAAGGCTGCGCGGGAGACGGAGGCAAAGATTTCCGGGGCAATCCAAACCGGGATGAACCTACTCGGCGAATCTGGCGGTAAATACGAAGCCAAGCAGGCTCTCTTGCGCTCCATCTGTCAGCGCATGGCCGAGCTCTCCGAGCGGCCGAAGATTAAGTGTCCAGCCGATGCTTGTCCGCTCATCGAACGTCTCGTTGAGCAGGCCGATACCGAGATATTGGGCTTGGAATCACAGCAGGCGCAACTCACATCCGAGTGCGATGAGATCACCACTGACCGAAACAGCCTCGCCCTCAAGACGGCCAAGCACCAAGAATCCCTTGCGGTTGCCATCAAGGCCCGGCAAACCCTCGAACTGAAGTCCGGTGAGCTGCGTGAACTGAACACCGAAGCCAACCGGCTGGCCGCGATCCACACCGAAGCCGACACTGCCCGCAACTCGCTGGACGAAGCCCGCGCGCGGCGCGACAAGATCAGCTCCGACATCGAGAAGTGCCAGCAGTTGCGCGACACCCACACCACGGCCGTCGAGGGATACCGGGAGTGGCAAGCCAAGGCGGAAGCGGTTCGCAAGTGGCGCGACAACGTGGCCGCCAAAGCCGCCGCAATCGACCGGGAACGCAAGATCGTAGACGACCTGCTCGCACTCCGCAAGTCCATGGTCGGCGGGCGGCTGGAGCAATTCCTGGGCATCATGGCTGGGTTCCTGGAGCCGTTCGGGATTGAGGGTGTCGAGTATACCTTCGATGGCGGATTCGTCTGCACGGGCCGGGGAGCCGACTTGCTCTCTGACGGCCAGAAGGCAATGATGTTCGAGGCCGCGTTCAAGGTTGCCGTGGCGACCGTGACCGGCGTGGGCATCGTGGCCGTGGACGATCTGGCGCCGATGACGGATGCGTTCCGTTACGACATCTCGTGCCAATTGCAGGCCAGCGGGCATCAGGTGATCGAGTGCGTGGTCGCTGACGTTCCCGATGGCTGGCTGAACCACGGGGCCAAGGTTTTCTTTTTGTCCGATGGGGCGGTGAAAGCGGTATCTCCCGCCGCCTGATGCGGTGCCCGGCCCGTCTCTCCTCCGGGCCGGGACTTTTCCTTGACTGCCGTGCTATACTCAGGACACAAACCGACAAAAACAACCTCCTTTACTGGAAGTTCGCAGCGGCCCGGCGTACCCACAAGTCCGGGCCGCACCCTTTTAGGCTTGCGGTTCTCGCTCGTCTTGGCGTACACTGTTCTCTGTCTGCCGCGGGTACCGGCGACAGAACACTTCCGTAAAGCGAGGCACGCCATGAAATCCAGGCCGAACCGGCCGCCTTCAGGCAACTTCAGCCAACTCAATCACGACTTCATCGAGCAGATCATGGGCGATTTATCGTCCTCGGAGATGAAGGTCTACCTGTCGATCTACCGGCTCACGATCGGGTTCCAGCGTCAAGTCGTCACGGTTGACAGGGACACGATTTGTGGGTGGTCGCAGATCAACGTCGCCACCTTTCACCGAGCAGTAAACTCACTCATTGAGCGCGGCTTGATCGCCAAAAGTCCGAACGGCGGAGGCTTCCCAGTCAGCTACTCGATCCTGTTCGACAGTCGCACCCATGCGACGGTCGATTCCGCTCGACAGTCGCACCCATGCGACGGTGACAGTCGCACCCATGCGACGGTCAACCCCGATCCCGTCCTTATAGATTCTTCTCTTAAAGAAAATACTAAAGAAAGAGATAATCCCCCTACCCCCTTACCAAAACAGAACTCCGCGGAAATGGAGCGCCCCATCGACAAGTGGGCGGCGGACGAAGCGCGGAGCCTGGGGCTGTCGCTACGGATCACCACGGGGTCGAAGCGGCGGCTGCTCACCGAGGCTGATTCGCCGGAGTTGCGGGAGCGGATCGCGGCGCTACTCGACGAGCGCTCCGGGGACGGCGGGAATGTGACCGACGACGTGCTGGCCCTGGTCGGGGTCCCAGGGCGTCCGCGTCGGCCGAATGGCGGGGTTACCAGATCGCGCCAGCCATCCGAGGCGTTCTCCCGGCCCAATCGGTGCCAAACTGACACGAAGCTGGATCCGCGCCCGCAAGCCGGGGTCATCATCTCGGTGGTGAATGCCTGCCGTTTACGCGCATTGCCGCCCGGAAACGGTGTTGTGCAGTGGGTTGATCTTCACCTGCCAGCCTGGAAGATCGCGCTGCTCGAAGCGATGTACCTGCAAGACAAGCCAGGTTTCGAGACGAGGTTGATTGGGACGTTCGAAAAACATGCCGCCGATCACATGAAAGGAGTTTCAGCCGATGCCATTATCGAGTGTTTCTTCACTACTGAACAGCAGCGCCGCCAAGCCAAACCAAGCAAGACGGACGGGATCGCCGAGTACATCCAAAGCCTCGGCGCCTGAGAAGCGCAAACTCAGTCCCGCCGAACAGGAAGCGATCAATGGGATTACCCGTTGGGCTACTCTCAAGAACTGGCCCACTGATCCCGCCATCCGCAAGACGCTGATCGATGCCGTGCTACGCTACTGCACCAATGCCGAGGCAATCGCAGCCTGCGTCGAGCACTTCGCCACGTCCGGGGAGTGGACCCCAACCGAGTTCGACATCCGCACCGCTGCCGATGAAAAGGCTTGGTCGGCAAGCGACATGACGCGGCTCGCCGTGCTACGCCGGGAGGCCGAGAACTGCGAGTTCTGCGACGGACTGGGGCGCGAGCCGAAGAAGTTCCACCAGCGCAACGTGGAGACTGGCAGGGTGCGTGAGTACATGGCTCTTGTCCATTGCCGCTGTCCCTACGGGCAGTTGCGGGCGAAGGTGGAGGGGCAGGGGGCATGAGCGAGAAGCATACGTGCGAGCACAAAGCCTGGAGTTCCAGATTCGGCAATCAACGCTGCGCCTATAATGCCAGCCTCCAGCACAAGGGCAAGTGGTACTGCGGACTCCACCATCCCCCGACCGTGAAGGCCAAGCGGGACAAACGGGACGCCGCCAAGCGCGAAAAGTGGGCCGCCCAAGACGCCAGAGCAGCCAAGGACAGGGAAGTTGGTGCCGCCGAGAAGCGCGTGGTGGAGGCGGCGCTGAAGCTAGAGTTCTTTCGGAACGAATTGGAAGGATGGCCCCTGGTCGGACCTGATGGGCTTTCTGCGTTCGAGGCTGCCCGCGACGCCCTCCGCAAGCTGAAGGGGGAACCCCATGGCGCGTGACGAGAACACGCCCTACAAGGCATCGAACGGCGAAGTGTTCACTGGCGTTCCCGGCGGGATCGAGCGGGTGTGGTGGACGTGCGGCTGCGAGGAACGGCTGAATAGCGAATCAAAGGCCCCGGACGAGTACGCCAGTAGGTTCCTGCGCGATGCTTGGGTGGCTGGCTGGCAGGCGATGGACGGACGGCTGAGGGGGAAGGCAAATGGCTAAATCAAGCATCGAGTGGACCCAGTTCACGATCAACCCAATCCGGGCGCGATGGGCCGACCGCAGGCACGGCAAACGCTCCGGCCATGCCTGCGCGAAGGTTTCTCCGGGCTGCGTGTTCTGCTATAGCTCTCGCGAACAGCACCGCTTTGGGCTACCCAGTTTCGACGAAGCCCCGGAGAAGTACACGAACGGGGAAATCGAGATTTACCTTGACCAAGCCGTGCTTCAGCAGGTGCTTCGCCGCCGCAAGCCCACGGCGTACTTCTGGTGCTCGATGACGGACATGTTCTGGTCGCTCGTGCCCGACGAGTGGATCGACCAGTGTTTCGCCGTGATGGCGCTCACCCCGCAGCATCGCCACATGGTGCTGACCAAGCGGGCGGAGCGGATGTACAAATGGGCGTCTGGGGTAAACGGTGCAGAGCGCTTTCACGATCTGAACGTAGCCGCACAACAGCTATTGGGATCACCACATTATGGGGCCATCCTTCCTACGCAACGGGACGGCATGGTTCCCGGTGGCTGGCCCCTTCCGAACGTCTGGCTCGGCGTTTCCGCCGAGAACCAGAAGTACGCCGATGAGCGTATCCCGTGGCTGCTGAAGACCTCGGCTGCCGTGCGGTTCGTGAGCTACGAGCCAGCTTTGGGGCCGGTGGACTTCAGCGCATTCCTTTATTGCCCCAAGTGTGGCTACGGCACCAGGGATGCGGCAACTCATGGGGATCATCATCTCTGCGTCGAAGCTCTACCGCCGCGCCTCGACTGGATCATCTCCGGCGGCGAGTCAGGCCCCGGCGCACGGCCCGCGCATCCCGACTGGTTTAGAAGTATCAGGGATCAGTGCAAGGTGGCTGGCACGGCCCATTTTTTCAAACAGTGGGGCGAGTTTCAGCCAGTAGGTTGCGCCGATTCTTTCACGGACAACATTACGCCATCAGTTCTCTTTGAGGCTCAACCGGATCGCACGGTGCGTGTCTCGCCAACAGGACAAGTAGATAGCGGAGACATCTATCGTCCAGACGACCATTCGTGGTTCATGGAGCGCGTCGGCAAGCACGCCGCCGGCCGCCTGCTCGACGGCGTGGAGCACAACCAACTACCCCAATGACCGAACTCACCGAATCCCAACCGCTCGATGTCATCCGCCACTGGCAGGATGCGGCGAACATCCCCGAACTCGACGCCGCCGCCACGCGCGACTACCTGACTGCGTTCGGCCAGGCCGACAAGTTCCTTCAGGCCGCCGAGATCAACATGCGGGTCGCGCTCGGCAACCTGCTGCTGCTGATTCAGGACCGCGGACTCTACGAGGGACTCGGCTGCAAGACCTGGACCGAGTTCCGCAAGTCCGGGCTGGCTCACTTCGGGATCAGCGAGGGCACCGCCGGGCGGGCGATGTTCCTGGCGTCGAGCAAGGCGCTTCAGCAACTCTCGCCCGAAGATCGCGGCGAGATCAGCGTCTCGAATGGGAATTTTCTCGCCCGGCACGAGCAGATCAACGGCCACATCAAGCCCGACCTGATCGAGAAGGCGAAGACCATGCCGACCCACCAACTAGCCGTAGCGGCCGGGGCGAACATCCCGGTTTGCGTGCGGGTGTGGGTTCTCGAGAATGGAGCCGCCCCGCACGTCCAGAGGATCGCGGAGTTCGCCAAGAAACTGAGTGCCGACGCGGCGGAGGCGTTCGCCGACCTGCTGGAATCGGACGAACTCGCGCTACTCTCCGGCGACGGCCACGACAACAAGGTGGACTGCATGAAAGGCGCGATCCTCAACGAAGTCGATGAGGCGCGGCGGCAGCACTTAATCGGGAATTAGCCGGTGTCAGTTTGGCACGAAGACCCCAAATTATTTTTGCATCGGCGCTTGACAGCATCATGCAGTTGTGGTAACTTAATGGTTTGCCGGGCACTGCTGAGCATACACGTAGCTCATTGGTAGAGCGAAAGTTTTGAAAACTTTAGGTAGCTGGTTCAAATCCAGCCGACGCCGCAAGGCGGAACTGCTCATCGACATCCCGGCATCAAGTTTGGCGGTTACTGGCATTCCGCGAATTAATTTTACGGATACTGGACAGCCTACACGCCTGCAAAGCCTAAAACGCTGACCCGACTCTCCGTAACTCCAAGGGGGTTCCCGTGGAAACCGGCATCACCAAGCAGCAAATCATTGCGAATCTCGCCAAGTCGTCTCACCGCGATCTGGCATCCTACTTCCCGATCGCCCGCGAAGCACACGCCAGCGATCCCGAGTTCTACGCTCACCTGATCTCGTGGAACCGCATCAAGGGCACCGTGCGGGACAGCAAGGTGGCGTTGCCGCTGGTTGCGCTGGAATCTCCCAGTGCGCCGGAATTCACCGATAATGCCGCCGCGCATCTGGCGTTGCTTCCGCCGCGCGAATTCATTCGGGCACTGCGTTGCGATGGCACGAAAGCGCGATGGTCCCGGCGGCTACGGCGCCTCGGGGAATCAATCCTGCGTTCTCTTGAAGCTGATCGCAAGCAATGGAACCGTACAGCGGTCCAGCACCGGGCCGCCCTGAAGTCGCTTTACGCGATGCTGCACGTCAAGCCAGCGGCGTTCGCGGCCAAGATTCTATTTGAGCGCTCGTATCCGCCCAACTCGGTGTTCGCCGTCATTGCGAACCTGAAGAACCTTCCGCCGGCGGAAGCTGCGGCAACCGTTATCGAGCACCGTATCCCGTTTCTGATCGCGGCCGGCGCGATCGGGCCGCGGCTGAAGGATACCGATGTTCTGCTTGCGCTGATCGACCGGATGACTCCGGCGGAGCTCGGCAACAACATGAAGATGCTGGAACGGCTTGGCGTCAAGAGTAATCCGGCCCTGCGCTCCGCCCTTGAGGCTGCGCTGTCGAAGGCGCGGGACGGCAAATCGTCGGCGTTGAAGCTGACCAAGGCGGTCGAATCCCTCGACGACGAAGGATTGCGCGAGAAGGTGAAGGCCGTCCAGGAAGCGAAGTTGTCGAAAGCCAGTGTCGAGGGCGACTGGCTTGTACTGGCCGATCAAAGCGCGTCCATGCACACGGCGATTACCGCCGCCCGCGAGATCGCCGGGGTATTGGCACGGCTGGCGGCCGGCAAGGTCCATCTCGTGTTCTTCAACACGATGCCGACCTACCTCGACGTGACCGGCAAGACGCTCGACGAGATCAACACCCTCACGCGATTCGTCACGGCGCAAGGCGGAACCTCGATCGGCTGCGGGTTGAAGTACATCATGGAGCGCGGGATAGAGATTGACGGAATCGCCATCGTTTCGGATGGCGGCGAGAACAACGTCCCCGCGTTCCCTGTCGAGTTCCAGAAGTATTCGCAGAAAACCGGCAAAGATGTTCCGGTATATCTCTACCGGCTGGCGGGCGACCCGAACTATCTCGGAGCGGCCATGCAGCACGCCGGATTGGACCTTCAGATGTTCGATCTGACGAACCAGCGAGTCGATCAGTATTCGATTCCGAACCTCGTTCAGACCATGCGGACCAACCGCTACAGCCTGATCGACGAAGTGATGGCCGCGCCGCTGTTGCGGCTCGAAGTCGTGTTGAAACAACCGAAAAAGGAGATGGCATATGCTTGAACAACTCCGGCAGGTCAATGTTGACCGCCTTGAACTCGACGGCTTGGTGTCCCTGAGTGCGTTTGCGAAGAGCCTTACCGACGAGTATAAGCGCCTCAAGATCGATCCCCCCGAATGGGTGGGGCATTCGGTCGAGACGCTGAACGTCGAAATCAAATCCCGCATTCGGGCCGATCTCATCCGGCACCAGCGGCAGGCCCGGCAGCAACTCGAACTGCTCAAGACGCCGACCGAGAAGAAGACTGCGCTGCGAAAAGAGATCGAGGCCATCGAAGCCCAACTCGCTAGTTAATGCCGCTGCTGGTCACTCGCTGCCCCCACTGCTCTACAACCCTCAGTGATGAGGAGTTGAGGGCGCTGTGGGGACGTTACCGTTCGGGGCAACGCCGCAATCAGGCAGGGCCTCCACGCATGTTGTCAGCCGTCCAACGAAAGGCAATCTGCATTCTGGCGGAATCCTACAACCAGTCGGACATCGCCGAAGCGTATGGGGTCAGCCAGAGTCTTGTATCCAGGATCATTTCAGGGGACCGCCGTTAGCCGGTGTCAGTTTGACACCGTTAATCTGAGACAAAGGAGAACACCATGAAGAACACTTCAGCGCACGTACCACCTGGAGCCAAGCGCATTCCCTTGCGCCCGCTGGCCCTCGGTGAAGTCACCGGCCACATGCACGCCGTGGCTACGCAAGACGAACATCTCGTCGAGATGTACGAACTCGATTCCCGCGCCCTGATCCGCGTCGTTGGCGACGACGTGACGGTGCGGATCATCCACGGCAAAGACCCGTCGAATCTGGCTCCCGTCGAGCCGGGAGAGGATCGGCATGGGCCGTTACTGCTAGATCCTGCGCGGCCAACAATACAGCGGCAGGGCGACGTGCTGCTCATCCCTGTGCCCGGCTTCAACGGTATCTGGGAAGCACGGATTCAGACAGAGGAAACCCCCGATGCCGTCATTAAAAGCGTTGCGGATTGAAGCCCTCACGCCAGAGCAGGAAGCAAGTATTCCCAAATGGCGCGACGAGTGGCTGCGAATTGGGATGGCGGCTGGCCCGTGCGATCAAATTCTCGCCAGGGACGCGATCAATCGGGCCTATCGCGCCATCGGAAAGGGTCCACCGGTAATCGTATGGTGCGATTCTCCGCTGACGTGCCAGATTGGCATTGCGGCGATCCGAGGGGCCAGCCTTCGGGACAGCCTTTGGGACAGCCTTGGGGCCAGCCTTCGGGCCAGCCTTGGGGACAGCCTTGGGGCCAGCCTTGGGGACAGCCTTGGGGACAGCCTTCGGGCCAGCCTTGGGGACAGCCTTCTGGACAGCCTTGGGGCCAGCCTTCTGGACAGCCTTGGGGACAGCCTTCGGGACAGCCTTGGGGCCAGCCTTGGGGCCAGCCTTCGGGACAGCCTTTGGGACAGCCTTGGGGCCAGCCTTCTGGACAGCCTTGGGGACAACCTTCGGGACAACCTTGGGGACAGCCTTCGGGACAGCCTTGGGGCCAGCCTTCGGGACACGTATTTTTTGGGCCAGCACGATTCCTTTTGGGTGTGCTTTTACAAATTTTGCGAACACTTGGGCGTCCGCTATGAACCCGAGATGTCCACAAGGCTCTGCATCATGGCCGATCTCTGCCGTTCTTGCGGCTGGGTTTATTTCTTCGAGAATATGTGTTTTGTGTCCGCCCGGCCGGAAGTCCATACGGAGGTTGATGACCGCAGCATCAACCGCCTGCATTGCGAGACCGGGCCAGCAATGAAATTCAACGACGGCTGGAATATCTGGGCGTGGCACGGAGTTCGCGTGCCGCAAGACGTGATCGAGAGGCCGGAAACAATCACCGAGGATGCCATCTTCGCCGAACCGAACGCGGAAGTGCGGCGGGTGATGATCGAGCGTTACGGCAAGGGAAAGCTGTTGTCTTCGAAGCGCCTAAAGTTGATCGACCAGAATGCCGCGCATCTCGCGGAACTCTACACCCTTGATCTTGGCGGCAACGTGGGATGGGGCCTGTTATCGGTCACTTGCCACACTACCGGAAAGACGACCGTTCTATGGGCGAATCCACAACACCGCACGGCGCGCGCGGCATTGGCCGCGAGTTGGGGGATGACCGAACAGGAATACGCGCCGGCCGTCGAAACCTAGTGTCAAACTGACACGGAATCCATGACTCTCTCCCACGCCAGCCAGATCACCGGATACGAGATAGCGATCATCTTCCAGCCGCCGGATAGCCTCACGCTGACTGCCCTGGACGATGCTGGCGATGTGGTGAAGGAACTCACCAAGAAGCGCTGCACGAAGCGCACTTCGCCGCAGCAGATGAAAGATATGGCGCAGGAGTTCGTGGACTGGAACCTGAAGCGCAATGCCGAGCTCGTGTTCGAGCAGCAGGGCTGGCGTTGCGCGCGGTGCGGTGAAATGAAGCCGTTGCAGGCCCATCACAAGAGGTTCCGCAGTCATGGGCGGGATGATCGGGTTGCCAATATCGAGGGGCGCTGCCAGCCTTGCCATGGGAAGCAGCATGGCCGCTAACCCCAACCGCAAGCCCCGCTGGGGCAGCCGTCCATGGCGGGCGCCGAAAGCTCTTGAGGGCGATTTCAAGAAAGCGGTGCTCGACTACTTGGAATGGGAAGGAATCTGGCGGGCGAACATCGTCTGTGGGCTGTTTAAGTTCCCCGGCGGGGACGATGAGAAAGACGGGGACGACAAGAAGCGCACCCGTTGGGGCCAGGGCGCCCCCAAGGGCACCGCCGACGTGCTGCTGATGATTCCGGCCAACCGGCCAGTGCGTAATTTCTTGACCGGCGAGATCGAGACGTGCTCCCATGCGCGGATCGGCTGGATCGAGACGAAGAGGCCGGGCGAGAAGTTGCGGCCGGAACAGAAGGATTTCGCCGAGCGTTGCCGGCGGGACGGGGCGCTGTTCTGGAAGCTGGACAATGCGGGCGATTTACGGCGGGCGATCCCGCCGAAGATGGAGTTGTTTCGATAGGAGAAAACGATGCTGAAAGAAGAACTAGCAAGACTCATAAATGCCCGCGAGCCGGGCCATGAAATTACCAGCGAAGAAGCCTCCATGGCACGCCGGTCGCGACTCGTTGCGGTGTTTGGGCAGGATGAAGACAGGTGCATCCTGCGCGGCGCAATCGACGATGTTCTGGAAACTGGGCCGGGCGGCATAATATTCAAACTTCTGAATGGCCGGGTGATGCCACCGTGGGTCTTGCCCGACGACGTGATCTCGCTGAAGCGCTATGGCCTACTGCACGCCGCCATGCAGCTCTGCGAGGGTGCCTATCGGGTTGATCTGCACTTTGCTCAACAGAATGACGACAATCCCGACAGCGAAGCATGTTGGGAGATACGCACCACGGCACCGCACGCTCCATTCATGATCTACGATGATGGGCAGAAATTCTGCCGGGGCGCGGTGTTCGATTTGGATGAATTGGAATAGGAGAAAACCATGCTGAATCTGATGAGTCAAATACTCACGCGGGATGTCCTGCACCTGCTGGACGCCCAGAAGTTCCCCGACCGGGAAGCGTTCGAGGCACTGCTGGTCAAGGCCGATCAGGAGTTGGAGCGCCGCACTCTACAGGCCAACAGGCTGCGTCAGCGGATGGGCAAGTTGATCGACCTGCTGCCGGGGCTAACCTTGAGCGGCGAGCAACTGCCGCTCGACTATGAAAAGGACGTTTGCGATGAGTGACCCCATCAAGCCCGTGATCGCCGTCGCCATGACCGATCCGGTGGACGGTTCGACGCCCGGCATACCGATCGCGCTGCGCGACATGGCGCTGGCCCGCGAGATCGTCACGCTCGGCAAGTTCATCCGCTATCTGGTCGAGGCCGAGCATCCGTTCGCGTCGGATACGTTCAAGGACCGGCTGGTTGCCGCCAGGATCGATATTGCGGAGAAGTTTTTGCTACAATCGGGCAGAGGTAATCAACATGGCGAAAAAGCGCAAGACCCCATTCGGCCCGGAAGTGGAAGAGAATGAACCAGCAGGCGGCGCTCCCAAGCCGCCCGAGGTAGTCGGCACCTTCGATGTCAGCGCGATAGGCATCATCAGCGGCACCGGCCGGGCGACCTTCGAGAAGCTGTGGGGCAAGCGGCCCACCAACGAGGAATTGCGCGCGAAGGGCTATTCCAACCGGCAGGGCGATGTCATCCAGGGCGAGTGGGACGACTCCTACGCGCACTTCGTCGAAGCGGGCCTTCCTCCGGGCATGACCGAATTTCAATACCTGCAAGTCGCGCGGGTCTACGGCAGCAACTATCCCTGGGCGACGACCGGGCTGCCTCAGTTTGCCGCCGTGCAGCATGTCAGCCGCAAGTCGGGCCGCGGCGAGCTGCGCTGGATTTCGAAGTTCCCCGACGCCTACGTGCCCGACGACACGCGGGAGCCTGTGCCCTACTGGGAAGGCCCCGGAGCCAAGTTCGTGCTCAACCCGCACAACACGATCTCGACGTTTCAGATTTATCTGACCAGACAACTCGGGATCGACATCCCCGACGCGAACCTGCATCCCTGGTGCCGCCAGTTGGCGAACGAGGAAGACGACGAGTAATCGGTGTCAGTTTGGCACCGATTCTACCGGCGCGGCTGACGCAACTTCGGCTCGACCCCCTGAGCCTCCGCTGCTTGAATCTGGCGCATCATTCTGAGCGTGTCCTTGGTGAGCAGGCCGCCCTTGGCCCAGCGGTTGATGTTCCCCTGAATCTGATCCTGTGGTAGTTCCTGCATCTTCTCCAGCAGGCGCTTCGCCCGAACTCCGATCAACTGCGCCTTGAGGCTCTGTTCCTCGCGTGTCAGGCCGCCAGCATCCTTGGCGATCAAATCGAGCAGGACGAACCGCGACTCACGCGGCAGTTGCCCGATCTTCTCGCGGAACGCCGCCGCCATCTGGTCTTTCGGAATCGCCTTGAGTTCCTTGAATGCCTGTTCGGCCGGCGCGGTGGTTTCCATGCGCTCCATCGCGGCTTGGCCCCGCAATTCCGATGTGCGCTGGAAGCCTTTGCTCTCGACGGCCCCGCCGGGGATTCCGCTGAACCGCTTGGCTACCTGTCCAGTGGGCGTTTCTCCGCGCGTTGCCAGCCGCCCCACCGTGGCGAACTGAGATTCGATGATGTGCTTCAGCCGTTCTGGGGATGTGTCGGTCCACTTGCCGACGCTGACCAGCCATTCCGGCGTCTCGCCCCGGATGTACTTCTCGGCCTCCGGCAAATCGCGCATGGACTGAAGTTTGCCGATCGGGCGTCCGGTGAAGAAACTCGTTCCGGTCCCCGCTTCGAGCGCTCCGCGGGCAATCGGCGGTAGCAGGCCGCTGGCGGTCCCGCGCAAGGCTGGCATCAGGCCAACGTCCCCGCCTGGGGTGACATCGACCGGGAGCAGGCCAGTCGCCGTCTCGAAAGCAACTTTGGCCGCGCTCGGCGCTTTCTTGCCTTCCCCCGGCTGAAGCTCGCGCCCGCTGAGGCCCATGCGGCTCGCCAGCTTATTGAGCGCCACCGGGTCGTTCTCATCGAGATGCTGCAAGGCCGCCAGCAGACTGCGCGCCCCGAGTTGCCCGAACTCTTCCATCGGGAACTTGAAGCCAGGATAGCTGCCATCTTCGTCTTTTTCGTCTCCGGTAATGAGCGGGTAATAGGCTTCCTCGGTGTACGGCTGCATGTCCCGGTACGCTTCCGGGTGATTGCGCGTGTTGTAGAGGTAGAGCGCCGTCAACGGCCCGCCGATCAATGCCCACCAAGTCAAACTCGCCTCGCCTGGATTATCGCGGAAGGTACGCAGCATGTTGCCGCTGCCCTGAATGCGGGCGTTGATGAACGGCGTCAGGATGTTCAGGACGCGAATCACCCGCCCGGACTTGGCGAAGTCCACGGTCGTATCGCGCCCGAGCCAACCGGCTTCCATCTCGGATAGTCCAGCCTGCTTGCCGCGCCGGTAGAGACCGATGCGGGCCGCATTCTCGCCAGCCTGGCCGATCTCGGACATAAGTTCGAACGGGTTCAGGATTTTCTTCATGTTCCTGGTCGCTTGGCTTTCGACCAGATGGCGGGCTTCGCGCTGCGGCGTCTTGAATTGCTCAAAGAACCCCGACATGGCGGCGCCCGAGCGCAGGTAGTCGTGGTACAGGGCGTCTTTCTTGAGGCCGTGGTAGAACCCGGCGATCATGTCGAGCGGCGTGAACCCGACCGGCGAGCGCATCGAGGCCGTGTAGTAATCGCGGGCGATGTTCGTACCCAGGAACGGCAGGCTCCAGGTCGTTGCACCGGCGCGGAGGGCTTGGGCGCTCTTGCCTGCCATTTCCGTCACCACGTCCGCTTGGGTTTTGGTCAATCCCTGGATCGCTTCGCCGACTTGCCGTGGTACAGCGTAATCGTGCCGCACGCCGTCGATCAGCACCGACGAACGCACCATGCCCGGCGGTGGATCGGCTTCCGGCCGCAGGCGGATTACCGTTCCGGCGAACTCTTCCTTCCCGGCAAGATCGTAGACGGCCCGTGAGGCCCGGTTGCGCTCGGCTAGCGAGAATGCGTCGAACGCCTTACGGCTCATGGTTTCAAGTGCTCGCTGGATTTCGAGTTCGCTGCCCTGCTCGGTGAGTTTGCGGACGACGTTCTGAGTCGAAACCGACATGGATCTCCCGCCGCCGGTTCCGGGGTGCTTCAATACGCCCTCCGCTTCCGCCAGCACGCGCTCCAGTGGAACATAGCGCGGATACGCCTGCTTGAGCCTGGCGGCCACGTCGCGGCTGAATGCGCCAGCGTCCACAAGCTCGTCGAGCATTCTGTGGCCGAACTCCGAGTATGCCCGCTGCGCCTGATTGAGGCGAGCCATCTTGTCCGGGCCAAGGCGCTGCTGAATATCGCGTTGTTCCTGGATGATTTGCTCGCGGGTGCGTCCGCCCGAGAACTGGCGTTCGGGATAGACCTGCTGCACGTCGAGTTCATGGGCGTTCGTGGCGTAGCGTTCGAACTCGCTCACCAGATCGGCTGGCTTCTTGTCGGTGATGAACGATTTGATATCCTCGCGGAACGTCTGGCGGATCGGCTTGAGTCCCTTGCGGAGCGTTTCGAGATGGCTTTGCGCGCGCGCGAACACGGCCGGGTACATCCGCATTCGGTGGTAGGCGGATTCCTCGATGCTCAGCGGGTCACGGGCCATCTTCTCCATCGCCTTGACGGGATAGAGCCGGTCTTCAAGATCAATGCGCTTCTGAACCCAGGATTCGGATTCTGGTAGACGGCCCGCTCCCGGCGGCGTGGGCGGAACCGCGGGACCGCCTGGACCTTGCGGCGGTACTCCTGGTGGTGCTGGCGGCGGCGGAGGGCGAAGGTCCGCTTCACTTACAAATGGCAGCGTGCGCTGGCCACCCTGGAGGGAAGCAGTCATCTCTCCAGCCAACGGCTCGGCACGCGCGGCGATGGGCGAAGGCGGCACCGCTGGCGCATCAACCGACGTGATTTCCGGCGGCTGCGTCGTCGGCTCTCCGCTTCTGATTCGTCCACTCCGGTCGCCGATGATCCCCACGGTTTTCTTGCCCGCATGTCCCGCCGCGCCAAGCGCCGCCGGAATCATCACCATCAACTGCCCGGTGAGTTCCCGCGCATCGTCTTCCCGGCCCTCGGATTTGGCCTTGGCGATCTCCCCGGCAGTCTGGTAGGCTCCAACGCCCATGTCGGTAGCGAAGTACGCGCTCAGGGCTATCGCGGGTATGCCAGTCAGTGTCGAGGCCCCGGCAATGATCGCGGCATTCGTCGGCGTGGCGAAATGCGAGACGGCTTCAGCGATTCCGCGGGCCTCGGTGCCCGGCTCGAATAGCTCGCCCGCCTGGACCGGCGGCGTGTCGCGCTGCTTGAATGCGCCGTAGAGCGGGCCGAGCACGCCCATCTTGGCGACTTCGCCAGCCGCACCCAGGGCGCCTCCTTCCTGGTAGGCTTGGCGCATGTAGCCAGCCGGGGTCGTGGGGCGCTCCGGGGTCTCCGGCGTGAACCATGTCGGCTTCTCCGGCGTGCCCACGACGGCGCGTTTGATGCGCTCGTTTTCGGCTTCCTGTGTATCCCCCGGCGGGCGAAAGAAACCACGGGCAAAGCGGCCGATTGAGAAACCCTCCGGCTCGGCTCCGAGTTCCCGGCGCGAGGGCGTGGTCGAGACGGCGGTTGCGGGCGTGGGCTGTCCGTGCCAAACTGACACGGGATCGGATGCTTTGGCCGACTTAATAAAATCCAGGGAATTGCCCGGCTTCGCCTGGCGAATAAAATCGAGCGAATTCCCGGCGCCGACCGGTAGTTGCTCCGGCTTGGCCCTTCGGATAAATTCCAGCGAGTTCGGCATCTATCACTCGAAAACGACCGTCACGCCTTGCGCCGCCGCATCCCGGCGTATTTTCTGCTTGTACTGTTCGAGTGTCATGCCCCGTGCGTCGGGATCATTCTTCAACCCGTACTGGACCTGTTCGGCGGTGACGCGCTCTGCGCCAGCCTGCGCTCCCGGCGGGGGCGGTCCAACCGCCGGTCCTGGGGGTGGCGGAGCGGCTGGCGCTCCCGGCTGTGCTTCCACGCCCAGCATCTCCAGGTATTGCGGGGGGAGCGGCTTGGCGACTTGGCCTGGAAGCTGCATTTCGTAGGCTACGTCGCGAGCGGCGATGGCACGTTGGATAGCCGCTTGCTTCTCTTCCTCGGACATACCCCTGCCGTCGCTGATTTCAATGCCATTCCATGTGATAACTTCGCCCTCTTTGCTCTGCAATACCCGCTCCACGTTCCGGCGGAACTCGGCTTCGATCTGGTTCCTGGTCGATTGATATGGGTCCGTAGTCCCGGCAGCCCTTCGCGGCAGCGGTGCTACTTTGACTCCAGTTAATTGCAAGCCTTTGCCTGGGGTCTCTTCGGCTACCTGCGCTCCTGGATAGAGCACTTGTTGGCGCGGCAATCCACGGCCAGTTTCCTTGCCTTCCGGCCCGCCAACCCTAACCTGTCCAGGAGAAAGCGATATCGGCTTGATCTGCTCCAGGTACGACCCGAACAGTTCCTCCGCTTCCTTGTTCGACATCCGGCGGCTCTGTTCTTCCGGGCCAAGCAAATGCTCCAATCCAGCCGCCTTGAATACCGAACGCGGCACAAGGCGGGTATCCTTCGCTACTTCCTTCGCCGTCACCCGCTCTTTCGGCTTGCCCCAGACCTTGCTCCCCACGGTCGTCAGCGTCTCGTAGTCGGAACGCTTGAACTCGGGGTCGTTGATATCGACCTGCACCAGCCCCTTCTCGGCAAGATCGGATTCATCCTGCATCCGCTGCTGCTCGAACGTCATGCGGCCCTTGGTCAGCCCGGCCTCTTCGCCTGCCGACTTTTCGAGCGCTCCCCGCTTGGCTTCCCATTCGGCCATCTCGCGCGGATAGTCGCCGTAGAGCAATTTGCGCGCGCCGATCTGTGCTGGCGCGACGTTGATCGTGCTCAGCGCCAGCCCGGCGGCCGTCTTCCACCAGGGCGGTTTCTCGTATTCGGGCATGGCCTGGGAGTGCTCGCGGAGCGCCTTCACGCTGGCAGGCTCTTCGTACTGGAATCCACCTGTCGGGGACGGCGGAATGGGCGGCTCGTATTCCTCGAAGCGCCCTTCCTCGATGGCTTGAATCATCGGGTTCACGGGCGTCACTGGCGACGGCGGAACGGGCGGCGGAGGCGATGGCGGCACCGCTGGCCGCCCGAACTCCTGATTGGCATAGGGGTCGAGCGGATCGTAGGAAAACGGCGGCCGATCCATGGTGTAATTGCGAATGCGTGGAATTGGACTCATGGTTCTCCTACAGGCTTGGCCGCTGGCTTGCCCGGCTGCGGTAATCGGAATACATCACGGTCGGCTTTTGCGGACATTCGATCTTCTCTTCGTAAATCGAAGTCTCCATCAGAGGCTCGGGTGGCCCAACCATTCCAGCCAAACGGCTGAACTCGTCGGGGCCAACCTTCGACATCGGCAGCACCAGCTCCGGTTCGCCACCTTCGCCGATCAGTGCCTCGGTCGGCTCGGTGACTACGCCACCTTCGGCAAATTCGAATCCCTTGGCTACTTCTCCGCCCGTAGCAATCAATTGCCTTCCGATTCTCTCAATCGGCCCCGCCGTTCCCCGGTTCTGAATCTGCAAACCAAGGTTTCCGCCCTGCCGTGCGGTTGTCTCGCCCCACGCCTGCAAATCCCGATCCGCCCCGCGCTGGTACTGCTGGCCCTGCTGCTGCTGCTGCCAGCGGGCATACTCGCGGGCTTCCTGCTCGTCGCCGCGGCGCTGGCCGTAGATGTCCACGTTCCGGCGGTAGCGCTCGTTCGGAATGTAGCGGCTCGTCTCTTGGCGGTTGTACGCCATGTCCTGCGCCCGCCGTGCCCGCTCGGCTTCAGCGTAGCGCTGGTAGTCCATGCCCTGATTCGTCAGATACTCCCCGGTCCGCGACTTCAGCCCGCCAATATCGCTCTCGGCTCCCATCCGCGAGCCAAGCAGGGTTGTCTCGCCGCCAATCCTACGATCGGCCCCGCGCCCGAAGGTGTTCAGCGCATAACCTCCGTAGCCCATCGCGGCGTCGATCTGCCTGTCGGTGAGTCCCTGTTCGGCCCCCAGGCGCATTCGCTCGCCTTCGGCCATCTGATCGCGCTGCAAGGCCAATCCGCCCAGCTTCGCCCGTGTCAGCGCGTCCGAACCCTCGATCGCGCCCTCGCGAGTCATCCGGCTCGACAGCGCTCCAAGCGCCAGCGGCGATGTCGTCCCACTAGCAGCCGCCCGCCGGGCGATGTCGTCGTAGCTGGACTGATAACGCATTCCCGCTGCCCGGCCAGACAACTCGGCCATCTGCTGAATTTCCTGGTCGCTGAGCGGGTAGTCCTGCTGGAATCCTTCCGACAGCCGCAGCCGTTCCGGGTCGATCGCCACGTCCAGGCCGCCGCGCAACCGGGCCAATTCCGCTTGCTCGCCCGCTTCGCCGTAGCCGTAGGCGCCGCGAATCCCCATGCCGCCTTCGTTCAGCCCCTCGCGCATCCGGGCCTCGGTCTCGCCCACGTTGCCCCACAGCAAGCCGGGGTTATAGTAGCGGAATGCTTCCTCCGGGTTGCCCTCGATTCCGGCTCGCTCCCAGTCTTGCAGGTACATGCCCTGCTCTTCGCCCGGCGAAAGCCGCAACGATTCCTGCTCTTGTGGCGAGTACCCGCCCTGGCCGCGGAAGATCGGCTCGTAGGCTTGGTAGCCGATATCACGGGCACGCTGCTCCTGTTGGTAGTAGGGGTAATCCAGATCGCGCCAGCGCTGCGCGTACATGTCTTCCGCGCCGGCCGCTCGCTGGCGGCCGTGGACCGTCGCATCCTGGATTCCCCAGAAGTTGTTGTAGGGGATCGGATTGCGCGGGGTGTCGGGAAGCTGGGGCGGATCGTAGTAGTTGTAATCGGGAGGAAGCAGGGGGCTTGCGAACGATGCCATCGTTGTGTCCTCGTCGCCCGCGAGGAACCCCTGTTAGGCGGTTTTCACAGTAATGGTATCATAGGCGTCAACGCGGGAGGGGCCGCTCCCGAAAACATGAGGAACAGGACGAGCCAATGCAGAAAGTGGCGTGGAGGCTGCTGGCGAGAATCTGGCTTTGGAGCCTGAGAGTACGGCGAGTTACAAGAGAATGGCTGCTTGAATACGGAGATGGACTACAGCGGCACCTGGCGACGGCGGCAGTCTGGGCACTGTTCGCCGCAATCACCGCCGCCCCGCAGTCGGTTACTCCGCAGGATTTGGACCGCTTGAGAAACGAACTCGTACAGGAGCGCCAGAAGCAGACCTTCATCGGGTTTGCCGAGACGATCGCTTGGATTGCGGCGTTCATGGGGTCGATCTACCTCATCAAGCAACGCGGGCTTGCGTTCATCAAGGTGCTCTGGGACTTCGGCAAACTCTGCGCCCAGGGGCCGGTCCTGCTCAAGAAGTCACTCGAAATGCAGTCTCAGATGCACGGCGACCTGCTGCTGATCGGCGCGCGCCTGCGGACCATCGAGGACTACAGCGAGATCGCCACGTTCGTTGCCGGGCCGGATGGCGGCTGGACCAGCGTGAGCGAGCCGCTGTGCGAGATCATCGGGGCATACCCGCCGAAGGTCAACAACCACGGCTGGAAAATCAGAATCGAATCCAACGACCGCGAGCGGGTATTCAACGATTGGATCAAGGCGGTCAAGGCCGGGGAGCCGTTCGCCGCGGACTTCTACTGCGTTCACGAGGACGGCCAGAGGGCCAAGGTGTCGATGAATGCGGCGCCGCAGGTTGGGCCGGCGGGCAACAGGGTCGGCTACGTGGGCACCATCAAGCCGGTGCCGGGGTCGGGGGAGATCAAGCCGGTTCAGTCGAAGTAGGAGTAGTTGCCTTCGCCGATGGTGGGGCAGAGATTCACGAAATCGAAGTGTGGGAATTCGAAAATTCTTGTCTGTGGAATTCCCGTCCCGCTAGTCTGGCAATCACGAACTTGGTTCTGAAAGAACCTGCTGTACGCTACCTGAACCAATCCGCCGAACACTACAGGCTGCGGATTTCCGAACCAGAGCGGTCCAGGCTCGAAGATCGTAGCTGTGCTCGATGTGGCCCACAAAGGATCGAGTCCATTTCCGCTTTTCCATAGCACCGGAGCGGCCCACGTAGCGACCGGCGCTCTTCTGGCATAATAAATTTCCGCTGGGTTGTCTCCTGTTACGAGATTCTGGTCGGTACTCCAGAATAGCCACACTTCACCTGTTGCCGGTTCGTACACGGGATTGATTGCCGCCGATCCAATCCCGGCGTTGACCTGTAAGCTGCCCTTCGGCGGAAGAACAGCTACATCGGCCGTCACTACTTCATCCGTCCAGGAAAGAACCGCCGATGCCGCCGTGAGAAGTCTGATCGATGCTACCGGGGCGGTGTCGGCCGTTCCTGGGGTTCCTCCAGGGGAACCCTTCGTGTAAGGGATCGCCAGCCTTCCCTCTGTCCCGTTGTGATAGTAGATCGGCTGCCCAACCGGGATTTCGTTGATGCTGCCAACAACCCCAAGGGCCAGTGTCGTCACGCCACCCAAGGTTCCCGCCAAACTAATCGTGCGATGCAGTAGTTCTCCTTCGTCGATCCAGTCCGATCCGTTCGGAAACACGGTTACATCGTTGCGTCCAACTAGGGCGAACAGGTGAACCACGTCGGAATCATCGATAACGCACCCGGCAGGGCCAAAGTAGCGGGGATCGGCGGAGCCGAACGCCATGATTTGAGCGGACCATGTTCCCGTGCCGGTATCGTAGATTCTGACGTAGGGGCGGTCATATCCTTGACTAGCAATCGTTTCTCGAATCCCGGCGGAGAACACGAGAATCTTCGTTCCATCCGCGGAAACACAGCAACGGATTCCTTGCGCCCTGTTCCCGCCAGCGACCACGCCGCTGTAACCTTCTATGTCGGTTCCGCCGTTGATCTTCGCCCCCCACATTTCGGAAGTCAGGTCGAATGGCTGGATGAATACCTGGAAATCAATCGACGCCGTTGGATTATCGACGACTCCGGCAACCCAGATCGTGTTCCCGCGCTTGAACGCCCCATGCGCCAGTAGCAGCAAGCGCTCGGTAGCTGGTAGTCCCGTGTTGCGGCTAGGTGCGTTGGCATTGTCGAGAGCGAGCCACGTCCCGCCAGGCTGGCGTTTCATCATCGACAACTGATCGTTGAGGTCTGCCGCGCTGCCCTGCGAGAGACCGGCATGATCTTCGATCAGATAATACAGCGCGTTGTTATGCTCCCACGGCCCGCTCGCAGCAGCCGCATTCATCTGAATTTCGCGGTGAACCGAGTATATCCCTCCACTGGTGTAGACGCCACAGGGCGGGTTGGTTCCCACGATGGGCGATCCTCCTATGGTCGTCAGGTTGAATTCATCGGCGTCAACAAAGTGATTGTAATTTGGTCCTCCGTCGGCGCAAGTATTCCCACTATGGCCACATCCGTAGACCGCCTCTCCGTCTATGAAACTGTGAGTGGTTTGCGTCTGGATACGGATTGGCGTCTCGTTGAAGACGTTGGCCGTCAATTTAGGCTTTGGGATCGGCAGTATTTCTACTTCAGCCACTCTCTATCTCCCGAAAAAGAACGCCCGGTTGACGCCGGCCGCTGGCGGGCACGGATTGCAGGCATCACTAAAAGCGACTTCTGTATACCACGGAATGAGGTTGTCATCAGACAGAACGGCTCCATTGCCCATGAAGAAAATCCCTACCCCATTGTCGATGTTAGTGATACGAACTCCTGAAACTCCCTCGGAATGAGGCGGGGCGGTTTCATCCAAGCTGTAAAGAAATGTCGGCGCGCCCCACACGCCAGCAGCAGACCGGCTGACATGATAGAGGTCCAGGTCGGTGAAGACTCCAGGAAGATTTGCTGCTAATATGGCGCTCATCGCCATGTGAAGTTCTCCATTGCGCCATGCCACCGGCCCTCGTTCCCCTCCACTGCCAGTAAGGCCATCTTCCGTGGGTCCAAAGGGTCTAACCACTGGATCGGTGGTCGGCGTTTCAGTGGCCCACGATGGGTCCACGGCGGAGTCGGCCAATGCAACCCGGAAGTAATGCCTGTCTCCTGTAATCCTATCGCTCAGATAGGGTACCGCCAATTTTACAACGCCTCCCCCGGCATCATAGCTGTCGCCAAGTACGGGCGCATTGCCGTCTGCGTCAATCACCTGCTCGCTTCCCATGGTTCCATTTTGGGCGATGCTGCGGTGCAGAACAGATTGGCTCAATGCTGTCGTGTTGACGTGGGCGTAAATTGCGTGCGTCAGGCCGTTCGCTCCCAGAAGAATAGTTCGTGCGATGTAGTGATTCGGGTCGCCACTGGCCCCTGCGTTCACGATTATGTCGCTGCCAAACGATCCTGCTATCAGGTCAACATCGACATAGCGTGCAGTTTGCCCAAAACTAATAAACTCTCCGGGGTGGAAGATTCGCAGCGGACCTCCTGGAATTCGCACCATGTCGATATAGCCTACCATTGGCGAGAATCCGGTGTTGTCTACTATGGTGCTCGTGATGATGTTCCCGCTCCACGTCCTAGTTGCCATCGAGAAGGATGACACCATTAGATGTTCAGAGTTGCCAGCGAAACAAACCCATATTGTTTCGCCGTCTTGGTCGAGGCAGGCGGCGATTTGGTTCGAGTTGTGCCCGACCGGGGTTCCCCTACTGGGGCCAGCCCCACCTTCGAGAATCCAATCCTTCTGTGCGCGATCCGGGCATTCGGTCGAGAATACGTAAATCCGATCAAGTCCCCTTCTGTGAAATACCCCGAACAGAACGCCGAGAGATGATGGCGTAGGCTTGTATAGAAATGGGCCGCATTTACACTCAAAGCTGCCAGCGAACGCTGGTGCGCCGCCTCCTGACAACGGGCTGATGCGGTGCGGTAGGGCCATATCAGAGCGGGGTGAACACGGTGTACGGCGGATCGACTTCGTTCTGGCCCGCTGGCAGAATCAGCTTGCGGTCCCAGGGGTCCACGTCGTCAGCAGGGAAGATGCTCGACCAGATCGGGTCGTTGACCGCCGTGTACTCGGTTGCGTAACTCACGTCGAAGATCATGCCGCTACCGGCCGGCGCGCCAACCGGCGTTCCCACGGGCGCGACCTTGGCAACTACCCACGCCTCGATCGGAACCCAGACGTGGTTCAGCGGCACCGTGATCTGCACCCAGGGCACCACGTCGTCGTCCACTTCGAGCGGGTCTGGCGTCACCATCACGGCGTTGTAGCGGCCCAGCGTCGAACGGCTCAGGTGCTTCAGCAAACCCTCCAGCAGCGCCTTCACCTGCTCGTCGTTCGTCTTCAGCTTGTCCATGATGTCCTGAAGGTCTTGGAAGGCGTTGCCGATGTCCGAGAACCAAGCGTCCGACTGGCCTGTTCTCAGTTTCGCCGAGCGGAGTTTGTTGGTGAACGGGCGGATGTTCGTGCGGGGAATCGTGGTGCCGATCTGGACGGGGAACAGATCGGGAATGCGGCGCACTTCGCCCACGATCTGCAAGTGAGCGATCGAGCCTGGCGTGGTCGAGCCTACCTGCTTGATGTCGGTCTTGATGATCGCGCCGCGCGGGATGGTGGGCATCTACTTGATCTTCACGTAGTCGGGAATTTGCGGCGCTGGCGGGTGCTTCGGAATCCAAGTGATTCCATTGGCCGTGAATCTGATCCAGCAATAACCCGAGTCGTCCGGGTCGCTCACAAATTTCGGCACGGCTCTCGTCTCCTGCTTGAATTCGTATGGGATGTTCATCTTGGCTCTCGGTGTCAGTTTGGCACGGGACTATCGCTGATCCACCCACTTGTCCCAAAAGTGCGTGATATGGCTCAGCCGGAACCAAGAATCGGGAATCGCCTTGTTCCAGAAATCGTAGTAGCACGCCTCGTTCAGCATGTCCAGCGTCCGCAGGTATTCCTTCCCCGGCGCGGGCGTGAGGTCCAGATCGCGCAACGGCCGCGGATTCTTCTGGTCCAGCCGGTACGCCTGCACCCGGCAACTGCCGTTCCCCGTCGCCCGGAACCGTGCCGCCGCGTGGCGCACGGGCGCTCCGTTCACGCCCAGCGGCGAAGCCGTGCGGTACTGTGAGTCAATTCCGAAACCGTCGTCGTTGAACAGGTGCTCGTCGCCAGCCGCCTCCGATTTCGCCCGCCAGAACTTCCCGCGCGAACTCGCCGAGGCCGTCGCCTGGGCGTACCAGAATTCGGGGATATCGTTGGCGAAATTCGTCACGATCCCGATGGCGCCAATCCGGCGCATTCCGTCCGGGCCAAGCATCGATTGCAGCGAGTAGCGCCCGTCGCTTGTTGGCCGCGGCCCCACGCCGCGCTTGTAATCCCAAGCCATGATGTGCGTCGGCCGCACGGCCCCGTCGAGTGGCACCTTCACGTACACCGTGTCGTTCAACGAGTCGTCGGCAACCTCGAAGCACCACACCGGCGCCGCCCAGTTGATCCGGTCCCAGTCAGGCGTCTGGAAGTACGACGTAGGCAAGCCCGGATACGAGCCGCCCTGGAACGGATAGAGGCCGTCTGGGTTCAGCACCCAGCCGATTCCCCGCGACGGGTTCACGGCACAGCCATGCGGGTACTTCGTGCCGATCCTGCCGTCCACCAACTCCGCGCCGTACCAGTTCACCGGAAAGTCGGTCGTATCGCTGAAAGCGTAGGTCCACGACGGGCCGAGCACGTAGAGCGTATTGAACAGCGAGAACGCCGTCACCGCCTCGCGCACGCCCGGAAGCTGCTGAATGTTGCGGTCAAGCGCGATCCACTGCGGGTCGCCCGGATCGGTAATCAGGATGCGCGTCACCGAGCCAAGCGTGTTCGCCGCGTCGTTCATATCGACCAGGTAGACCATGCGGTTCATGTAGGGCAACGCGAATTTGACGTTGCCGATGTCCGCGTTCGTGGCGATCGAGAACCACGGGGTCGCCGGGGTTGCCGACGCCCCCAACTGGTCGTCGGTAACGTCGATGTCGATGATGACTTGCGGCAGGCCGGGCGGGAGCGAGGCAAGCTGATCGGGGATGAAATAGAACAGGTTGTGGTTGCTCGCCGTCGTCATGATGATTCGCAGGTCGAGCGACCAGTCTTCTACGTCGATGTTCGTCAGCGTGATCCGCACGATCTTGCCGCCGGCCGACGTGAAGGAATTATTGAAAATCGTGGCCTTGGTTTCGTAGCCCTGCCGGGTCCGCCAGACGACGCCGTACAGGTGCTCGCCCTCGGTGACGTTGTTCGCGCCAGCAACCGGCTCGGCGTAGGCAACCGAGTAGTGCGTGCCCTCGGTCATCGGCGGCACGAACAGGTCGTCCACGATGGCCCCAAGAGGATTAGATGAGAACAGCCCGTTCCAAATTTTGCCCAACGTAGTCGCCGCGCCCTGGTCGCCGAAGAAGGCCATCGCCAGCCGCGAGCCAAACTCCGCGAATGCCGCTCCAGTCGTGGTTGCCGGAACGTCCACCACGCCCTGCATCAGTCCGCTGCTGAACTCGCGGACAGTGACGTGGGCCTGCGTGGTATCGGGGTGTCCGCCACCGGCTGGCGAGAGGAAGACGAGCCTGGACCACTCGGTTTGCAGCCAGTGGTAGAAGTGATGCACAGCGAGGCCGACCGGCAGCAGCACCGTGGCTTGGCTGCCCGTGGCGATCGTGCCGGTGATGTCGAAGGCTTCGGCGAAGCCCAAGCGGGTCAGGACTTCGCTGTAAAGATAGCGTACATTGCGGGCCAGCCTGGAACCGAGTGTCGCGCGGGCGTCCGAGAGCAGGTCCGGGCCGGGGAACTCGTCAACTTCCTGCTTGCGGTACGAACCGAGAAGGCTCATCTCGCAGATAGGATAGCATTTTCCTCGCGCATGGCCTGTAGGAACTCCCAAGCCGTCTTGTTCCAGCGGGCATCAAGCAGGGCGTTGTGGACATCTGGGCCGTGGGGGAATGGCGAATGCTCTCTGGGCAGATCGGGATTACCCATCTCTACCGCTCGTTGCTTGATGTCCATGCAGAACTTCGGCCAGTCGTCCGGCAAGCTGACCATCGCGCCGAAAGATTGACACAGTACAACCCAGTCGTAATCGCAGTAATATCCCCAGAATTCAGGCTTTTCTCCACCAGCCACCTGTCTTACCCATAGCATGAATTCGTGGGACATCAACATGGGGTCTTTCTTGACAACGCGGATATCCCGCTCTGCCGGAATTTCCATGGTGATGAACACGGGGTCCAGGAACGGCAAGACGTACCTTTTCACGAAATCGCCAGCAAGATACAGAGGCGCATTGTCAATAAATCCGTAAAACTCGTCGCCGTTCTCGCTCACTGCGCCAAGTGAAAGAAGATGAATCGGCCGGCCATAGCCACTCTCGATGAACTCCGTATCGATAAAGAACTTCAAGACGATTTCCCCCTATACGGTTTCGCCATGCGGATACGGGAATTGGCGATGCGGATGGCCTTGCCTTCGTCGCCGTCCTTGGCGAGCACGGAGTTGGCGATTGCCGCCCACTTGCGTTTCTGAGAATCGCTGGCAGCCGCCTTGGTGTGCTTGGCGGCGTCCTTTGCGGTCCAGGGCATGTTACTTGCTTGACTTGCGAAAACGGCCAGTCGTCGCCAGAATGGCCGGGTAGGTGTAGGAGTCGTCGTTCAGAAATTGCCTGACATACGCATCGTGATGCTCCCGGCTGTACGGGTACGGCGGCGCATGGTACGCCATCCATTGCTTCTCGAACTCCTTGCGGGCGATCCAGCCTTTCTCGATGACCGTCTCGGCCAGCTCCACATCCTTGTTCGCAATGGCTTCCTGGATCAACGCCTCTGCGCGCATCGGCGGAAATTCATCGCGCGAGACACCGGCGCGAACTCCCTTCTCAAACGCCAGCCGCAGCATCCGCGCATCGCCGTGATACTCGCTCCACTGCGTGCCGGTCTTGTCGGTGACGCAGAGGAACCCAGTGCCGGTGACGTTGACGCGGACTCCAGGCCAGGTCAGGTGGATGTTGATTTCGCGCTCGCCGGTGAGTGGCTCCGTCGATTCGCCGCGGAAGAACCCAGTGAGCCTGGAAGGGAACGCCGCGATCCATGCGGCGAGGGAAGCGAATAGCGTTCGGCGTAGAATCATTTTCCCCGTGTCAGTTTGACACCGAATCGAGTAAGGCGGCTGGACGCTTGCGCGTGGAGCGGGTCATGCCGGACCCACCAGCCGCCTCGTCATGGAAGCGTTGTTGACGCCTCTACAATACCACGGCAGCAGGTTAAGCCGCCAGCCCGCCGACGTTCACGCCGCTGACCAGCTCGTACTGAAGCGTCACCAGGATATCGGTGCCGCCAGTTGCCGCAGTTCCCGTCTGGCGAATCTGGATGCCCTTGGCCGCCGTCAATGCAGCCGCCCATCCCGCATTCAGCGTAACGCCGGTCGAATCCGGCCCCAACTGCGCGTTGTCCACCGCCTGTGCGATGGCCAGCGTGGCGATGTCCACCGGGGTTGCCGCCGTGTCCGACAGCCGGATATCGGTCGAGGTCAGAAACGTTCCATTGAGCAGCAACGTGAATCCGACCACGCGGTACTTGCACGCCCCGAACGCCTTGACGAGCGTGTACCCGGCGTTGATCTGTGCCAGTGTGACGGTCTTCGTGACCGAGTTCAATCCCGGCGACGGATTCAACCGGCGAGAGCCAACCAAAACACCGTTTCCCATGTTCGTTCTCCTTGTCGCCCGGTCCGGCGCCCCGCCCGGTCAAAACTATTATGCGATAATCCGTCCCCGGCGTCTACCTGTGTTGAATCGCGGCCTGTATCCGGCGAACACGATTGGCGTCTGCCCCAGGGTTTTCACCGCTTCGGTTATCAACGCCTCCAGGAATCCCCCTGAGCCGTCCGCCCGGCCATCCGGCCCGATCGCCATCAGGTCCGCCCGCTGGCCCGCCTGATCCGCGCCCTTGTCGTAGGCCGCCAGCGCCGCCGTGCGGTAGGCCAGGAAATCCAGCGAGTCGTCCACGCCAAGCGAAAACGTCAGCCGGTTTTCGGGGATGTTGCCCGATATCGTGTGGCCGATCTTCAACTGCCGCTGCTCGGTCGAAGGATAGAGGCGGAACGTCTCGTTCTTCCAGTTGTAGACCTGCTGCGCGTTCCCCGACGATGCTTGAGCCAGGCTGATCTCGTTCTGCGTTTGCTGCATCAGCCCCCACTCGTCGGGCGAGGTCGAAGCGAAGCCGCCGGAAGTGTACGTGCCCGTCGAGAAGCAGCCGTTCAGGTCGAAGTTCGTGGCATCGACAAGCGTAACGATCCACTCATCGTTTACGTCGTCCGACACCCCGCCCACGCCGTAGATGATTACGTCGTTGCCGGTCGCCAGCCCGTGCGGCGCCGAAGTCGTCACACGGCACAGGCCAGCGCCCGGATTGGGTACGACGTTCGTGATCGTGAACAGCCCGGTCACCCGCCGCTGAAACACGCCGCCGTAGATCGGCTCGCCGAAATTCACCACGCCCGCCTGCGACGGCCGGAAATGCGCCGTGTTCGCGGGCAGCACGTAGTAGAGCGACTTCTGGGCGGTGAGAGTGCCGTAAGTCTGGTACGCCCGGAACAGGTCGTTGTTGGCCGTCTGAAGCCGGGGATAGAGATAGGCGTCAGTGAACACTTCTCCGGCGGTCACTTCATCCTCGGCCAGCACGCCGCGCGCGCGGCTGTACACCTGTGCGACGGTTGGGATCATTCGTCGTTGTTCTGCTTATCGAACGCGGGCATCGGACGCCGGCGCGGAGCAACCGGCTCGGAGGCCGTTGGCTTGGCGCTGGCTGGCTCGGGGACGCCCTGCTTGGCCCTTGCCGCTTCGACCATATCGGCCAGCTTGGGGTCGCTGAAGCGGATCGTCTCCAGGTCCAGGTTGCGGGCCATGGCGAATTCGAACACGTCCCGGTTGCAGTGTTTGCAAACGAATGCCGTGGCAATGATGTTCTCGCCGCAGGCCACGCACGCCTTGAAGGCGCTCGTCATGTCGCTCGTCCAGGGATGGTTGGGGTCATTCTTGATCCCCATGTAGGCGGCGCTCATCTGGTGCAGCCCGCCCATCTTGATCCGTTCGCGCTTTCCCTGATACCAAAAGCCATCGGCTTCATTGACGAAATACCGGCAGAACTCCCGTTGCAGCCGGTGCAGTTCCGCCAACTCGTCCGCTGTCGGCTCAGGGCCGCGAATCAGGCCGATACCGGGGCGGTTGCCGCCAGCCTGCGAGAAGTTCCCGCTCCAGCACTGAATCAGCGAAAGCGCTTCGTTCGTCGCCGTGTCCGGGCGCGCGATGCGGCTTTCCGCCGTGCGCTGGTCGGCATCGGCTTGCGCCGCCATCGGGCTGCGTAGCAGGTGCATCGGCGGCGTCACTTCGAGCACGCTGTAACTTCCCGGCTTGGCGGCAGGAAGGTAGTAGGTGAACAGGCGGGTGTAGCCGTCCGGGTAATCCGGCGACACGCCCACGTAGACCATTCGGGGCAATTTGATCTGCCGGGCCAGCGGGAACACCGAGCAGATGTACGCGGATTCGAAATTCGGCGTCAGCCGCCGCTCCATCGGGGGCGTCATCGGCTGCGGCAGCCGCGCGATTTCAGGGGAAATTTCAGTGCTTGGGATCATAGTCGTTCCGTTGTCAGTTAACCGAGGCGAAGCTGGTTTCGCGTTTCTTGCCCGGCTCCGAACTGATGCCTTTCTCTTCGCTCAACTCGGCGAATATCTCCTTGAACTGGGCGTCCTTGCGGGCCTTTTCCTTCTCGCTCAAGTACGCCTCCAGTTGCGGCAGCGTGGTCGCCCGGCCCTCGCGGATGGCGGCAATGGCGTAGATCGTGTCCTCCATCGTCGGCACGAGTCCGCGCTCCAGCAGGAACAACCCCTGTTGATTCGAGTGGGGCAGCCACAGCCGTCCGGTGGGCGGATAAGGCAGCGCCGGAAACACTCCCGTCCACTGCCGCGGCTCGATGCGATGGCTCCGCGCCAAGCAGTAGCGATCCTTGTCCGGTTCCTGTAGGTACTGCATCACCCAACGTGATTGCGGAGTCGAAAGACGGCAGTGCGGCCGGTGGATTTGCACATTTTTCCCACAGACGCAGAAATAGTCGTAGACCGGGATGCTCCTGCCGTCCACGAACTGAAACTGCTGCATGGGGATCAGCAGGCGCTCATCGTCCATGCGCATCCAGG